CGCCAACGCCTACGCCAACGCCAACGCCAACGCCTACGCCAACGCCTACGCCAACGCCTACGCCGACGCCTACGCCTACGCCAACGCCTACGCCAACGCCTACGCCAACGCCAACGCCAACGCCTATCGCACCCGCATGAAGGCCCTGGCTGATGGCATGGTGGACTGTCTCAAGCGCGTCCCCACGCCAGAACCCGCCTGATGGCCGATCACCCCACCATAGCCCTAACCCCACGCGGAGCCACTTATGCAGCCCTCGCTAGGTCCGTAGAGACCACCAAGCCAGTGCTGCGAGGGAGAGCGGAGGTCTACACGCGCACGCTGACTGATCCTCAGCTGGCGAAGATCGAAGCCAATTTCGGCAGCGTCGAAGCGTTTGAGCGCGCGATTTGGAGCATGAGATGAGCCGCCGCCGCTACGCAACGAGCCTATCATGGGGCGGCGATATTCCCACCGCTGAAATCGAGGTTGAGGTCGAATACGACGTGCATTGGGGAAGGTCCGCGCGAACATCAGGGCCTCCCGAGTACTACCACGAAGCCGATCCTGCCGAGATTGACAATATCGCCGTCCTGACCATCGACGGCAAACCCGGCCCCTTCCACGATGGCTTTCAGGATTGGGCCGATCTGGTCCGCGACAAGCTGGAAATGGACTGCTGGGACGACCTTCTCGATAACGCCACGGGGGATGTCACATGAACCCCAATTCCTGGGCCAACGTCTTCCGTCAAGTCATCCGCCTAAACGACCAAGACCAACGCCACGCAGAGCCGGACCTGCGGGTCATCCATTGCGCGTTCTCGAATTGCCCTGACGAAGCGGCGGTTGAGGACTTGCTGGCGGCCCTGACCATGGAGCGGTTGCCGTGAAGTCGCTCGTGTTCTGTCCCGTCTGCGGCTTCGGCGTATTCATCGAGAACGGCGCCATCAACCGCGCTAAGGCCAAGGACGCGACGCTCTACTGTGGCCGCGTGTGCGCCGGTGTTGGCCGTCGCAAGGAACTGCTCGCCGAGCCCGTCAAACGCACGCTCAAGGCCGACTATGACCGCCAATACCGGGAGGTCAACCGCGAACGGTTGAGGGCTGAGAAGGCCGCCTATTTTCAGCGCACATACGATCCGGTGAAAGCCGCCGTAGAACGCCGCAAGATCATGCCGCGCCACGTCGAGTATTGCCGTCAGCCGGAATACGTCGCGTGGAAACGCGGTTACGACCGGACCTATCGCGCCAAGAAAGACTTCGGGCCGTTCTGGGAAGCGGCGCTGCTGGTGGAGGACATCGGCAAAGAGGTCTTAGCGCGCTCCAGCCGCTACCAGATCAACATCGACAAAGGCTCTTACAACAAGTCGCAATTCAGGAGACGAGACTATGAACGCCTTATCAGCGGTTAACCTCAAGAACATTCTCTGGGAGACGTTGAACCCTCAATCGGGAAGGCGGGTCATTGAAGGCTTTGCTGGAGAGGAAGTCATGAACGCTATCGCACCCCAACAGACCGCCGAAATCGTGCCAGCCGACGCTTCATCGGTCATGGCGATCATCGATCGCGCCGCCCGTGATCCTAGCATCGACATCGAGAAGCTGGAACGGTTGATGGCGATGCACGAGCGATTGCAGGCCCGCTCGGCGGAACAGTCGTTCAGCGACGCCATGAACCTCGCCCAGGCCGAGTTGCGACCCGTCGCGGCCAACGCCGACAACCCGCAGACCCGCAGCAAATACGCCAGCTATCCGGCGCTCGACCGCGAGGTTCGGCCGGTCTATTCCCGCCATGGCTTCTCGCTCAGCTTCAACACCGCTGACGGCGCACCGGCCGACCATATCCGCGTCGCCTGCAAGGTCCGCCACCGCGATGGCCACACCGAGCCTTACCACGTCGATATGCCAGCCGATGGCAAGGGCGCGAAGGGCGGCGACGTGATGACCAAAACACACGCCGCCGGTGCGGCCATGAGCTACGGCCAACGCTATCTGCTGAAGCTCATTTTCAACATCGCCGTGGGAGAAGACACAGACGGCAACGATCCCCGCGCCGGCGAGCGTGTGACGACGGACGAGGCCGCCGAGATTCAGGCGCTCATGGAGGACGTGGGCGCGAACCGCGACGCCTTCCTGAACTACATGCGGTCGCCGAGCATTTCGGAGATTCCGGCAAGCAAATACAGGGCGGCTTTGGCGGCCCTCGAAAAGAAGCGCGGCCGCTGATGCAGAAGCTCACAATGATCCGCGTTCTGGAAAGGCGTTCTCCAGACGGTCATCGGCTTGCTCTGTATCGCTGCGCCTGCGGGACAGAGAAAGTGATCGTGAGAAGCCGTGTTCGGAATGGCTACACGCAATCATGCGGCTGTGTGAAACCGGATAACAGAACACACGGGATGCGTGAGACGCGCGAATACAGCTCATGGATCGCCATGATTGGCCGCTGCGGCAACCCGAACCACAAGGATTACCCTCGCTATGGCGAGCGAGGAATTCATGTTTGCGACGAATGGCGTCGATCGTTCCCAGCGTTCTTCGCCCACATCGGCGCACGTCCCAACGGAACTACGCTTGATCGCATTGATGGCCGCAAGGGCTATGAACCAGGCAACGTCCGCTGGGCCACGCCCCGTGAGCAATCGCATAATCGTGTCGATCTGACCGTGGTTGATACGCCAGCCGGAACGATGGCGCTTGTGGACTATGCCGCACTGATTGGATTGACCAAAGGAGTCGCCCATCAGCGGCTCAAGCGCAATACCTTGGAGGGTGTTACCCGTGTCCAATCTTGAACTTCAACAGGGAACCGAGGAATGGCTGAGGGCCAGAATCGGCAAGGTCACTGCCTCCCGCGTGGCTGACGTGATGGCTAAGACTAAAAGCGGTCCAAGCGCCTCGCGCACCAACTACATGGCCGAGCTGGTCGCCGAGCGCCTGACGGGCGTGCCCGCTGTCAGTTTCAGTAACGCCGCGATGCAATGGGGAAATGAACAGGAGCCCAACGCCCGCGCCGCTTATGCGTTCTACACAGACGCCGTGGTGGCTGAGATCGGCTTCGCGGACCATCCTATCATCGGCATGTCCGGCGCCAGTCCTGATGGCCTTGTGGGGCACGACGGGCTAGTTGAGATTAAATGTCCCCAAACGAGTACACACATCGATACCTTGCTGGGCCAGTCGGTTCCGGGCAAGTACGTCACACAGATGATGTGGCAGCTAGCCTGCACCGGCCGGGCCTGGTGCGACTTCGCCAGCTTCGATCCCAGGCTCCCTGAATCCATGGCGCTGTTTGTCCAGCGCATGCCCCGCGACAACGCCATGATCGCCGAGCTGGAGCGGGAAGTGCGTCTGTTCCTCGCCGAGGTCGAGGCGAAGATCGCAGCCTTGACGCAACGCTATGAGCGCGCAGCATGAGCCGAGCGACCATCATTCTCAACGGGTCCGTCGAGCGCCAACGTGCCTGCACCTGGGTCATGAAGGCCCCGGCGGGCACGCGGTTCGAGTTAAAGGAATCCAAGCGGACCATTCCACAGAACGATCGCATGTGGGCGATGCTTACCGAGGTCGCGCGCACCGTTGATTGGCATGGTCAACGCTATAGCGCGGATGATTGGAAAGATTACTTCATGCACGCGCTCAAGCGCATGCGGTGGATGCCCGACGAAGACGGCGGGATGGTTCCCATCGGCATGCGGTCCTCTGATCTCGGCGTCTCCGAAATGGGCGATCTGATGGAGTTGATTGCTGAGTTCGGGGCGCGGCATGGCGTGCGGTTTCAAGAGCCGGTGGCGGCATGAGCATCGTGGTTTCCGCCTCGCGTGAGCCTGTGGATGCGACGCCTCGGGGCGCAATGACGGCCGTGCGCAAGGCGCGCATTTGGGAACTGCATAGCGGCATCTGCCGCTGGTGCAACAAGCCTGTTCCCATGCTTGGACCTGGCGTCGTCTATGATCACAGGATCGCCCTTGCGATCGGCGGGCGGGACGATGATGACAACATCCGCCCGCTCCACAGATCACCCTGCGACAAGGCCAAGACCGCGCTCGACAAGAAGGTGATCGCCAAGATGTTGAGGCTTCGGGCGCGCTTGAAGGGCGAACGTCGCAAGCGTCAGCAGATCGTCTCGCGCGGCTTCTCCAAGCACTTGAAGCGCGGGTTTGACGGCAAGGTCAGCAGGAAAGACCCGCTGCGATGAGCGAAGAATCTCTAGCCCAACGTCTCGCGCGCTTTCTGAACTATGCGCTGGAGCGGTCCTGGGAAGCCAGCGGCATGGATGGCGGCGACATTCAGGACATCGCCCAGAAATACGGCCTGATCACTGAGACGATCTACGATCCTGCCATCCACGGCCCCAACGGAGAAGCCGAGCTAGGCGACACATGGTTCGTCACGGCGCCCGACGTAAAGGCGCTTTTGCGGGGCGCTCCTATCAGCGCATCGCAGTCGGTCGATGACGCCCCTGGGATGAACACATGACAGAACCCACCCCCACCAAGACAGGGCCAATGCTGGTTGAACTGGATAAGATCGCTTCCGGTTTGGAGGACTTGGCGGCCCTGCCATGCGGCGCTGAGACTTCCTACTGGCGCAACAACCAACGCGGGCAGTCACACGCCTACGGTCTAGCAGCCAAGATGGTCCGATCCGCCCTCGTTCTCCAAGCCGCTGAGAGCGGGGAGGGGGGAGAGCCATTGCCGTGGGATGAGCTTGGCTACGACCGCGCACTCAGCCGTTGGATTCTGCAAGCCCACTATGGACTACATGAACGGACAGCTAAACTCGTTCGCACATTCGCCTTTGCTCTGGCCGAAAAGCTGAAAAGTGCTGAACGTAAGTACGGCTGTAGCGATGGTTGGGCTCGTAGCGATTGGGAGGCCGAGTGCCAAGCCCATCTTCTCGCCCACGTCGCGAAAGGCGATCCCCTGGATGTTGCCGCCTATGCTGCCTTTTGCTGGCATCATCAGTGGTCAACGTCACCTGACGCGCCCCTCCCCTCCCAACCCTTCGAGGAACTGCAAGGGGAGCGGGATAGGCTGCGCGCAGGTTTGAAAGCCGCCGCTGAACGCTTCCGAGAATACGAGGCCAGCCACGCCGCGAAGGGCAATCTCGACGGCGACGCCAAGGCTCGACGTAACGCCGAAATGGCTGAGATGTGCGAACGCCTCGCCTTGCAGGAGAGGGGATGATGGGCGACGTGCTTGAACGCCGCATCTATCGGGCCGCAATGCAACGGCGGATTAACCAGCGCCCCGAAGAGAAGATCAAGATTAAGGCCCGTGGGCTTGTGCAGGCCGCATTGCGACGCGGCGACCTCGTAAAGCAGTCCTGTATCGTCTGCGGCAACACAAAGGCCGAAGCGCATCATGAAGACTACGCCAAGCCCCTACAAGTAGAATGGCTTTGCCGAATGCATCACGCCGAAAGGCATGGTCGCACCATTCCAGCATGGTGGCGTGAAACCATTGAGCGTGGCCTTCGCGCCGGGCGCCCCGTGCGTCAGCTTGCTAAAGAAAATGGCTCCAGCCCGAAGGCCGTCCGCGATTTCAAACAGCGCATTGGCCTTGTCACCGACCCTTGGATTCCCTTGAAGGGCGAAGCCGTCCCGACCGCGAAAATAACCGAAGTTGACGTTCGAGCGATACGGCTCTCCCCACTCGGCTGCGACAGACTCGCTAAGCAGTACGGTGTGGACCGCAGCAACATTCGCCTAATCCGCAAGAGAAAGACGTGGGCTCATGTCGTCTGAAACCAGCCCCTCACCCTCCCCGGAAGGAAGCTTGCGGGAGAAGATAGCTCGAATCATTGACCCCGGGGCCTTTGGAGAGGCCAAGGCTGATCCCTTGGCGCGCGGAGATCGCGTCATCGCCCTCGCCAAAGCCGACTTGATCCTGTCCGCCCTTCCCATCCAGCCCACGCTGCTGGGGATGTTGGACCGTAAGCTGTTCGAGGTTCTGACGGACTATGGCGAGCTTGTTCGAGACGCCGCTTTCGACGGCTGCGAAGTAGACGCGACGCCCTTTATGGAACGTCTCCGCACCCTCATCAACGCCTACCGTAGTCAGGGGGGAGAGACATGAGGTATCGCGTCGTTCTACTAGAAGACGGCAGGTATCAAGCACAGTACTGCACGCTGTTCTTCTTCTGGTCTAATAGTTGTCACATGGCATCCACTGATAAGGAAGACGCTATCTCTTATGCTAAAGTTACGGATGAGCGTTTTAGGTATCGCAACCCTTCCATTCAGGCGGTGGTGTGGAAATGAGTGATCAAGAACATATGGCAGACAGCGCTACGTCACCGACTACGCAGCGGCCTTCAAGTGGCCGCCACAGGGACTTGCTGGAAAGGCTGAAGGCGGCGAAGGGGCCGGATCGGGGTATTGACTGGCAAATAGCCGTCGAGATTGATGGATGGGCCGCGCATTTCGACACCGAAGATTTCGCCCGTATCGGTGCTGGTCTTGCCGGTCACGGCCTCCCCCCAGATACATGGCTTCTGTCGGATGGCCCATTCAAGTGTTCCTGCTTTACCAGCACCGATTTCGCGGAGCCTGACGAATACACCAGCGCCATAGACGCCGCCCTGGCGCTGGTGGAGCGGGCGCGCCCTGGATGCTATCCAGATATATGCCGTCAGTATCAGCGGCCCGATCATCCGGAAGATGCAGCATGGTGGGCGTGCGTGGGCGTGGTGCCTTCCGATGGCGTGTATTGTGAGGGCGCAGGGGCCACCGCACCCCTTGCCATCTTGATCGCCCTGCTCGAAGCCCTCTCAATGGGAGGCGACCTTGCCGACCAAGACGCGGCCTCTGAGCGTTCCGGGATGAACCCAACCCCACCCAAGGAGCCCACATGAGCGTGCCGGAAGAAAACGTAGTAAGGGATCGCCCTGCGAGAACAGCCCGCGATTTAGAGGTTTGCGAATGCGGCGACTATCGCTGGCAGCATGTCAGCGGTGTCGGTCGATGCGTGTTTGACACTCATGGTGGCATAGAACCGTGTTTGGTCTTTCGCCTTTCGAGTGCCGCTATTCGTCCTGTAGGTCCGCGCCCTGATGGCTCGTTCAAATGGCTGGCGTTTCCTTGTCAAGCGCGTCTTGAAGACGGCTCACTTAAACACCCTGACCGCGAGTGTCGCGTGCCTATTCATGCCCTTGCTGTGGCTGGGAAGTCTGAGCATTGGACATTCACCGGCGACACACTTAGCCCGTCTATCAACTGCGAGAGCTGCGGCTGGCATGGCCATATCTTAAACGGGGAGATCGCTCCGTGAGCGACGACCTAAAGGAAGCGGTCGCAAGGACCATCGAGAGTGGTTTTCTCAACGGTTATCACGCCAACAAGATCGCTGACGCTATTCTCGCTGTCCTTCCTAATTCTTCCGCGGCCTCACTTGCAGAGGCACTTCGCAAGATTCTTTTCCTACGTCCCGGCGGCCCCTGCCGAAACAAGCTTATCGAGGAGATGGAGAACATTGCCAGCGAAGCCCTCTCCTCCGCCCCCCTTCCTCCCGTAGAGGACGGATGGCGGGAGCCAGAGAGCGCGCCGCGTGATGGGACTGATTTCTTGGCAGCATTTTCAAAGCGCGTGTTCATCAATCAGTGGGACACAACTTATCGGACTTGGATAGAGCCGTTCACCGCCTGGCGTCCCCTTCCTCCCCCTCCATCCGACAGGAGCGGGGGATGAACGATCCCGTCAAAAATGGTATCAAGGCAGGCTTAAATAAAGCTTTCGGTCCCAACGGCCCATTCGACAAGGCGCTGCAGGCAGCGCTGGCCCCAGTTGGCGACGAGATCACACGGCTTCGCAAGATAGAACGCCGTTATCAGTGGAAGCCGATCAAGGATGCCCCGGCCTGGGCCAAGGATGGGCGGCCCATTCTCGTCTCGCGAAATGGCGATCAGTTTTGGGCTTGCTGGGTCGAGGATGACACTGGCTCCTATTGGGACCGCGACATTGAGTATGGCGGAGAGCCTATTGAGCCAGATCACTGGTTTCATGTGCCACGTCCTCCGGTTGTCGTGCTCCCCGACAGGAGCCCTCTTGCGACTGCTCTGGGCGACTCCGGGCTGAACAAAGGACCCGGACAATGACAGGGGCGAGGGAACGGCTGGAGGCTATATGCGGCGAGAAGGAAGTTGAAGGCTTCGACTTCGCCATGGTCGCCACGCCTGATCTCAGAGTCCTCCTCGCAGAGAACGCCGCCCTGAGAGAGTTGGAACAGAAGATTGAGCGCGTCCTCTCCTACAAAGGACCGAAGTGGTCTGACGAAATGTCGCTTCGAGAAAAGGCCGCCTACGAGTTCACAGGCGACATTAACGGAACGGTCTCAGACTTCCGCCGTGCTCGTGCTGTCCTGAAGGGGGAGTTTAGTTCAGACGGAGGAACAGATGACCGACAGTGATGCGCAGATAGACGCTGCGCCCCGAGAGGAGTGGTTCACGCTGGTCTTCCAAGGCAACATCCGCGATTTCCCGCGCAACCCGCTGCGTGAGGAGACCGTATTTGGCGTGCCCTACGCAGTCGGTGTCGGCAACGCCTTTGACGAGCTGGACGCCCTCTCCGATGGCGCTTCTATGCGCCAAGACGGGCCAGGATCGGGATGACCCAAGGTCTTACAAACGCTGAAACACTCGACTCTCTCGGCCTAGACTCCGAATCCCTCCTAGAACTCCTCACTACATGGGAGGAAGAACGGACGGGACTATTGCGTCAATTCCTCCCGTCGCTGCATGACGGCGGTCTGAAGAAGCTCGTCATGGCGATCCGTGGGCTTGCCAAGCCACGGCCGCGTGTCCAAGCTTTCGCCGAACTGGACTAGGGCGCATCACCCCGCTTCCCCTTCCCTGAACTCTCCATTGCCGTCTGGATCGAAGATGAACCGCCAGCCGTCCTCGCTCATCCGCTCGATGCTGAGGGCGACCATGGTTTCCGGCAGGGACAGGGCAATCGCGAGGCTGGCGATCAGGTTCTGGCGGACGGCGGAGTTGGGTTGGCCGAGGTTCATTCTTCGCACGTCAGCCACGGCAGGCTTCCCGATTGGCCGCTCGCATGGTGATGTATTCCTTCACCGCCTCCCGCAGCGGATCGCGCACGGCCGGCGGTGCAGTGTCTAGGTACTTGTTAGCCGCTGAGAGCGCCGCCTGGGTCTGTGCGTCATAGGTCCGCATCGGTAGGCAGGCTGGGGCGACAACGGCCGTGTGGGCACATCCCAGGAGCGCCATGGCGGCAATGGAGAGAAGAGCGACGCGCATCAGATCGGCTCCTTACTATCCAGGCGGTCTTGCAGTTCGGCATCGGTCTTCGGGCCTTCCGCTTCGGCCTTGGCGATGGCGGTTTCGACCCGAGCGGCGGTCTTGGCTTCCTCGCCCTTTTGAAGTTCGATGCCTTCCTGCTTCAGACGCTCATCATGCATCCAGCCAAGCGCGATGAAGATGCCCTTGACGAAGGCGAAGAGGCCGCTCATGCCGTGGGCGGCTCAACAGGGTCGGCGATCCCCAGAATGACCTTGATCTCATGGCAGATGGTCGCCGCCACCAGCGGACCCAGCACCGCATTGATCCGGTCATAGAGCCGGTCGATCAGCCAGCCCTCAAGCGTCTTGGCGAAGGGCAGAGCCGAGAACCAGACGGTAGCCTTAGCGATGTCGGCCGAAGCCTTGGTGACAAACTCCGCAGGGGATAATTTGCCATGTAGGAATAGGGAAACGTCGGACATTTGGTTGCCTTTCAGTGGCTTACGACGGTCGCGAAATAGGCCGCGATCAGAATGACGGTGATAAGCGCGGCCCAGATGATAACCGGAATCCAGTCGCGCTTTCGGGGCTTATCGGGGCGGAAGTTCATCAGTTGCGCCCGAGCTGGTGATGGGGATAGTCGTTGAAATCAGGCCCCGGATGGCGCTGATTGTAGGCTGCGACGGCCGCATGAAGGTCCGCCGGCAATTCTTGCAACGTCCGATCCCAGATTGCGCCCCAGGTGGTTTCTGTCGCTCCAGCGGCGGTTCGCATCGCCTGCGCGATCTGATGGAACGGCTCCAGCGGTTCCCATACGAACTTGCCGCCGATGAAGGGGATCAAATCCACAGCCCAGCCATAGCCGTCATCGTGAACCAGGTGCTTCGAGTGCAGCGTCTTGGTCACGCCCTGGGCCAACAGGTTCCGTTGCTCGGCGAGCGTGCGGACGGCCTTGGCGGGAACGCCGAAGTCAACCGGGCTGATCAAGATGGCGTCCTTGACGATCTCAATCAGCGTCGGATGAACACCTTGCAGATTGGTCAGCGAGCGGGAGCCTAGAACGAATGTCATGTCGCCCGCTCTTTGACGAAGTAGGCAAACCCGACCGTGATCAGCGAGGCGATGGCCACCTGAACCTCAGCCGGAACCTCGACATTCGTGTAGGTCCGAAGCACCCAGCCGAGGATGACGCTGATAGCGGTGGACGTGCCGCCGCCGATGATGGCCGCCGTGGTTTTGCGAGTCGGCTCCGCGCCTGGTTGTTTGACCAGGACCGGCGTGGTTGTGTCGCTCATGTTCCCCCTTCCGTATTTATCCTGCGCCCACGCGGCGGGATGATTTCCACGAACGTATCCGGCGGCGTCATCCTGGCCACCTGGGCGGCGATGTTCTCGCCAACACGGTCCAGGCGGTCGAACCGCTTTTCAATGGCATCCTGCCTGCGCAGGCATTCGTCTTCGTGGCGGCGTAGGCCCTCAGCGGTCACGCCCGTTTTATCGCGCAGGGTGTCGCTCAGCCCGTCGAGACGATTGATCGTGGTCTCAAAGCTGTCCAGGCGCTTGGTTGCGGACTCCCCATGAGCGTCCAGCTTCCCGCGCGTGTAGAGCGTGTTGCCCAGAGCGGCGACAATGGAGAAACCAGCCGCACCCTCGGCGATAATCTCGGCTAGGGTCATGAGACAGCGATCTGGAAGCTTGCAAGATCGGCCGTCACAGCCAGCGCGTCAGTCACCCGGATGACAATTCCCGTCTGTGTCTCGATAAGCGTCGGCGTGCCGGACACCAGACCCGTGGAAGCATTGAGCGTGATCCCGGTCGGAAGCGCTCCTGTTTGGATGCTGTAGACGTAAGGCGTGATGCCATTCGCGGCAGTGACCGTGAAGCCCGTATAGGCGACATTGTGCGTGGCTGTGGTGACAGGCGTTCCGCTGATTGTCACCGCGACCGCGACGATGATGGAGAACGGCGCCGTGTCGGCTGTGTGGCCATTGGCGTCGGTGCAGCGGATGATGAGACTTGGGAAGGTTCCTGATTGCGTAGGCGTTCCGCTAATCGAGCCATCCGAGCTATCCAGGGTGAGGCCAGTTGGCAGCGTTCCAGATGCAAGAGAGAACGTGCGAGGCGGCTTACCACGATGGAAGTGCGAGGTAATGCCCGCATAGACTAGCGTCAGCTCGCCTGTAGGCGGCGGGTCAGGCGTGAAGCTGACGGAAAAGGATGATCCTCCTCCGCTTCCCGTGTTGGCATTCGCCAAGGAAAGAGTGAGCGCCAGACTCACGTTGGACCAAATCCGACGATATTGCTCGCCGTGGTCCCGGTGGACATGATCCGACAAACCGCAAGCGGGATGATCGAACCGGCGGGGACGGCGGTGAAGACTACGGCGGTTCCGCCCGAGCCGTCAGCTTGAGTCTTGACAGCGATGTCGCCCGTAGTGCCACAGTAAAATCCCATGAAGGCCACTTCTGTACTGTCACTTTTGGTGACCGCTTTGGCATTCGTTGTGATCTGAGTTGCATTGTAGGCCATGATGGTTCCTTAGAGCCACGCGCGGATTTTGATTGCGAAGTTTGCCGAAGTAACGAACATGCCAACGCCGGATGAATTAGGTAGCACTACACCGTTAGCCCCGACCTGATACTTCACTGAGGTTGAGTCCGCGACGATCCATGCCGCCACGCCGTAGAACGCCGACGCGCCTTGATTGCCATCCATTTTGATCAAATCACCAGTCGTATACGGCGCAAGGGATGATGTGCAGATCAGGAAGACCTCAACATTCGTCGGATTGGCTCCCAGCCCATGCGCGAATGTGCCATTGGCTGCGCTGGTCAGCGTCAAGTTGGCTGAGATGGATGTATTCGCTGCGCTGGCCGTGCTGATCTGTGTCCGCACGAAAGCGGTTGTGGCAAGCTGTGTGGTGTTGGTGTTAGCTGCTGCCGTGGGAGCCGTAGGCGTGCCCGTGAAGGCTGGCGAAGCAAGAACCGCATAGCCCTGAGCCTGAACATAGCCGGTCGTCGCGAGCTTTTGGCTGTTGTCGTTCGTTGCCGGTGTGGGAGCAGTCGGAACGCCAGTAAAAGCGGGACTATTTAGAGGCGCTAGGCCCGTGATGTTCGTAGCTGCGCCGAGGACATAGATATCTTCGTAGGTCTCGGTGTACGAACCGAAGTCCACTAACAGATCATAGGCATATGCATCCGAAGCCCAGACCACCGTACTTTGCGAATAGAACCGCCCTGCACTATCCGAAGTCTGCGGGTTGGCGATGCCGGTTCCAAGCGCGGCATCAGCGAACAGGGATGCAAGCGTCAGCGTTCCGGCTCGATAGACGGTCAGTGTCGCGCCTGAGATCGGCACGCCGCTTGTGTCCAATATCGGTTCTGTTATTGGTGAAATGAGCCTTCCACTAGCCAAGGTCGAACCCTTTTGTCATCAGACATTGACCAAGATGAAAAGAAGCGCCGGAAGAAAGAATATAATGCTCGATACTATGCCGAGCACAAAGATCAATGTGCGGCATCGATGGCGCGCTGGAAAGCCGAAAATCCAGAGCGTGTGAGAGCTTCACGCGTTGCATGGCGAGCCGCTAATCCAGAACGCAAACGAGTTGGTGATAAGCGATCTGCGGACAGGCGCAGAGAAAAATTGCGAGCCGCATCGCTGGCTTGGAATCGCGACAATCCAGAGCGTCGTAAGGAATCTGGAAAGCGATGGGAGGAGAAAAATCGGGATCGGCGAGCGGCCTATAAGCGAGCACGTCGAGCGCGCCAACATGCCGCTCCCGGGCGAGGCATAACCGCCGCTGATGTGCGTGATCTCATGGCTCGTCAAAAAGGCCGTTGCGCGTTGTGTCGGCGCAAGATGGAGCGTCCAGAATTGGATCACATCGTGCCCCTTAGTCGTGGCGGCGCACATGATCCGATGAATGCCCAGATGCTTTGCAAGCCATGCAACTGCGCTAAGAGCGCCCATGATCCCATTGATCATGCTCAGTCTCTCGGTCTGCTTTTGTAGGCCACTGGCCAATTGCTTTTTCCTATCGGAGGACTAGGTTTGAAGGATGCAACATTTGCTCTCGATTGTCGCGCTGTTGATGGTGGTTCATTTCTTCATGGGCCTATTGGGAATTGGTCCCTACAAGCGACGTGGACTGGATACCCGGCTGACGGTTCATGAGCCAATCGACGCCGAGCGCAGAGAGTGGGACGCCGGTTGGGCGCGCGAGATTCCCGATGCCTTGGAGAGCGTTAGGAAGCCCCCGCTGTTGCGACTGGAGAGCCGCAAGCCCTAGATCGGGATTGAGCAGGCGGCTTTCGTAGGCTCGCATGATGCCGCCACGGCCAACTTCCGCTGCTGCCCTATGAACGAGCCCAAGTCCCGCGATGGCCCCGAACACCGGATTATGCGTCAGGCCAGCCGCCGCTACGCCAGCCCCTAGCAGCGGGTGCATAGCTGTCGTACCCGTCATCGCGTTCTCAAGAAGCTTCTGTGTCGAATCTGAACCTTGTCCCCGTCCTAGTTGATTTTGGCTCTGACGCGCCAAGTCGTCGCGGAGATTCTGGAGCGTCATTAACGTCTCATCGCTGATGGCCTTGGCGCTGTTCACGCCGCCCATGTTGCGCTGCTTGTTGATGGTGCGGATTGCAGAGCCGACTTGATTGGCAGTGACCTGGCCCGTGGGTGTGGTGAGGTTCAAGCCCTGGAGATAATCGTGCTCGTTGATGGGGTTAGAGAGCGTGGAGAAGCGTTCCAGATAGTCCTTGAAGCCCGGCGCGCCCTGCTCGATCACTGGGTCGAGCGTGTGCATGACCGATTGCAGTTGGGCTGAAGCGGCGCGGGCATCCTTAGCCGTTCCTCTCGCAAGCGGGCCTAGGATGTCTCCGATGTGCTGGCGAATGCCGTAGAGTTGTTCAGGATCGGTCTGGCCATCCAGCTTGGCCCGTACTTCCTCTAACGGCCCTCGTACCGCGTCACGCTGTCCTGCCTTGCTGGCTAGGATTTCATCGATCTTCGCGACGACAGGCGATGAATCCACGGGCTGCGGATTTGCGAAGGCTCGCTCAAGCAGAGGATCGGCTTCAGCATCCCGTGCCGCAACCAAGGCGTCTCGTCTCGCTGTGTCGCCCTTGAGGCCGGAAACGATTGCCTCTCGTGCCTCTGCATTCGCCCTGCCAAGCTCGGTAAAGGCGGGCGTATTGGTCATCGAGCGCTGGGCTATGGCGAGGCCCGTATTCCCCAAAGCCTCGGCGGTCGTGGGCCTGGAGCCAGGGATATATTCTGTAAGGTCCGGATTGCTGATGTTGCTTCCGGCCGCTCGGGCTCGGATCATCCTGTCAGCGATTTTCCCCCGCCCTGTTTCGGTCAGAGGCTCGACAATGCCGTGAAGAGTCCCTCCGAGCGCCGCGCCGGTCTCTCCCGCCTTTCGGGCAAATCCCGGCAGAACAGCCCCGGCGATGCCTCCCTCAGCCAATTGTCTGACGACAGGCGCATTGGTAGGCCCAACCGTGGGCGTGACACCAGCAACGCCCCTGAGGGCATTAGTGACGGTTCTGCCGGCGACGCGAGAAGCCACACCCATCGCTCCCGCACCGACCGCACCAGGCAACTCGATTTCAGGAATAGCGCCAGCGGCAACAGTGGCGGGAACGGCTTGTCCAAGGAAGCGACCGCCCTGCGCGGCAACGTCTCCCATGTGGGCCGTGGCGTAGTCGTGCGCTTGCTGGCCAGCGCCTTCCATGGCCGCTTGGCGCATCTGCTGATCACTAGTCGGCGTGGCTGGAGCGGCAGCGAATGGACCAGCCCCACCCGTGGCCAGAGCCCCGCCGGTGAGTTTCAGTGCGCTGTGCAACACATCAGGGCCAATGCCCTGCAATGCACCTTCGCCAGCACTCTTTGCGAAACCTAGTGCCCCTCCGGGCACAACATGTTCGATCCCGTCCAGATCGACGTAATGCGCGCCGGGCGTGGCGGGGATAACGCCACCTTTCTGGAGGAAGTAGGGAAGATCAGCGGTCCCGCCGATGGCGTTGGGATCGAACTTTCGTCCTTTCTTCTGTGTGGTTTCCACAAAAGCATCCTGCGCAGCCGTGGCTTTCTGGCCTTTAACGAGAAGACCGCCAGCCCCGGTCTTCCGACCCTCGGGTGTCGTAGCGCCGGGGACTTGCAACTGGTCCCATTTGGCTTGGTCTGCGGGCGTCCAGTCTGAGTTGGCATCGGTTCCGCCATACGCATTCCCGAAAAGCTGTGTGCCGACCATCGTTCCTTGCGAGGGATCGAATGGCGGTTTCGTGCCCCTTTGCTTCACGATGTTAGGCTGGAAAAAGCTATCGTATGGCGTATCGCCCGCTTTCATGCCCTGAGCGATGGAAAGCGCCTGTTGATATTGTGGCGACTGCGTATTGACGCCTTGAATCCTGCCGTTGGAGAAGGTCTCGAACTGCCCTGGTTCGGAGAGAATTTGCGAGGCTGTCTTTCCTGACTTGGCCATGCGATTGAGAACCGCACCACCAACGTTGCGCCAGCTTTCGGGGGTCGGATCACCTTCCGCCACCATGGCCCGAGCAATCAAGTTGGGATCGGCTTCCTGAGGTAAGGGTGCAATAGTGGGACGCGCGACTTTGGGCGCTACGTCCTCGGCGATCGGCTTACGGCCGAACAGCTCGTCATCGGTCATCCCGCTCATTGGGGAATGTCCGACTCTCGGAAGATGCCCGATGATTCAGCAGCTTCCTTCCCGGCCAGGAATGCCTTGCGATCGGCTGATGTCGTGATGGTGGACATGACCTTGGACCGTTCCTGCTTAGTCAGAAGATCAAGCATGAAGGCGCGAGGATCGACGTTCTTCGCGTAGTGCGTCGCATAGTCCGCATAGCCCTCGGGCGGTCCATTGTAGCCGAGCACCTTGGCTTGCTGGGCGCGTAGGAGAGCGATGTTCATTCTGACCACATCCCGCGCGGCGAGGCCGGTCATGTGGATATTCGGATTTCCTGATGCGGCGATGGCCAGTTTTTCGTTGGTTCCCTGTCCATATTGAGCCGCTTGCGCACCCGCAATCTGCACCATGTATTTGCGCAGTTCGTCATAGTTAGCGGATTGCACGCGGCGGGCGTCGATGCCGCCGGGGATGATGCTGGCGAGCGCGGGAAGTTGAGAGACTATGAAGGAACGGAGTTGGTTGGTCTCTTCCGTACCGGGGCCAATGTTGGTTGTCCGCAACAGATCGTAGACCTTGCGGAGAGGAACCATCTGCGTCGCGGCCGTTGAGGCAAGAATCTTGTCATTGGCGAGTTGGTTGCCAGAAGCCTGATAGACGGCTGCTTGCTGCGGTGACGGAGCCTGTCCCACACCGGCCGGTGCGCCTTGAGCGCTCGTTACGGGATGGAATGAATAGTTGCCATCTGGTCCTGGCTGCCATGTTCCTTGGATAGAACCGCCACCTGGAAGATTGAATGTGCCGACCGATGATGGCGCATGTCCGGCAGCCTCACCCGCCGCCGTTGCGCCTGCTGCGCTCTGCATAGCCGCTGGAGCGCCTGCAATGGGCACGACGCCTGCCGTGCGGCCTCCGACAATATCGCTGGTGGTTCCGGCGATAGGCGGCGGCACTTGAGCCGCGACGGTGGCGGCCCGCATGGGAGACGTAATGGACGCCGCACGCTCAAGACCGGGACCAACGTCAAGGCCCCCTCGGGCCAAGGCGGCTTGGACGATGGGATGAGCAAACGGTCCTGTAAGTTGATCACGAGCCTGCGCATAGATAGGATCATCCAGAATCGTCCGTGAGGCTCCATAACCTGTCGGATGGTCTGGGAGTTCCTGGCCTTGCGCGGCGGCTGTCAGGAAGGCTCCGTGGGCCTTGAGGCCATCATCTGACAGGTCTCCGATGATCTCGGCGATGTTTTGTGGCGGAACGTGGCGTTGCTGGAACTCCTGGGCGTATTTGTCGGCCTGGGCCTTGCGTTCGGCTGGATCGGTGATCCCGAGCAGCGTATGGACCGCATTGGCCCCGTCCTGCATTAGCTTCAGATGCGCTGGCGTCTTGTCAGCTTCGGCCTGGATGCCTTCGTCGGCGAGGTCGAGCGCGCTTCTTGTGGTCTGGGCTTGGCGGCGCGCCAGGCCGACCGTGGTGACGGCGTTGGCTTGATCGAGGAGACCTGCCTGCGCACTGGCGTTCAGGGCACGGTTGACAGTGGATGGATCATCGAAGTTGATTCCGCGCAAGGCGTTGATGCCTGCGCGCCGTTGGCCGATGTCCAGGCCCTTCAGGGCGCTGTCCTGCGCAGTTTGCAGCGGGTCTCTTTGGGTATTGGCGATCTGCCAAGGGATGTTGATGGTATCGCCCATCAGAAAGGTACATCCCCTGAATAGGGAGTTCCTGTATAGGCGGAGGATGTGCCACCAAGCGCGTTGGTGTAGCCTCCAGACGATCCGCCCCCAAAGCTTGATTGCGAAACGCCTTGCTGGAATAGGCCAGCCATGTTGCTAAAGGCGTTGCCCCAGGCATTGGCCCCTGTCAGCGCAGCTCCGCCAATAGCGCCCGCCGCATTGTTACGAGATGAAGCGTTGGCGCCTGCGATGCCAGCGCCGATTTGGCCAAGCGCGCCCGCGCTCTGTGCGCCAAGACTTGCCTGACCCGAAAGCAGTCCTTCATAGCCTTGCAGAGCATTCCCAGCCATGCCCTGGCCATAGTTGATCAATGCCTTCGCTGTAGCGCCGGAATTGAAGGACGGAGCATTGGCCGTCTTGACTGCTTGCGTGCCTTGGTCGAACAGGAAGTTGTAGTTGGTCGAGTTGCGGTAGGCGTCCCAGGCGCGTTGAGAACCGGCGGCGTCGCCATAGCCGAGGAGGCCCATGAGACCTGCGCCAGCCCGATTGCCTCGCGTGGCATAGGGCTGGAGATTGCCTTGCGCTTCACCATAGACCGCTTGGTTGTTGGCGATGTTCTGTGCCGAAGCGGACTGAGCCGCACTGGAGGCTTTGTTGGCAGCGGCTCCCGTAAGAGCGGCCTGGCCCACCGAAGCGACGCCAGTGGCTACGAGGGCTCCAACGGGCATGTCAGACTGTCTCCAGATGATGGTCCATCGGGACAGCTTCGCCATCTCTCGGTGAGACTACATTGTCGCTTGAGTTTCTGCAAACACTGAGGATTTGTACCTGGCCTTCATGCAGCGTCAGGATCGCGTCGCCCGTGTGGATGGTCGGCGGCGTAAGGCTAAGGATGGTCGAGGGCATGTAGCCCGCTTGCACAGCCCAGCGGTTAAATAGGCTCACGGCCTTGACAATATTGCCCGCGAGACAACCTGCAATCGTGGCGCCGACCATGGCGTCATGTGCCGGGTCTTCGGGATGGTTCGTCAGGTTTCGAGCGTGAAGCTGGTCATGGAACGCCTGCCCGCGCGCGATATTGGGCTTGTGACGCAAGGCCCAATCGACATAGCCGAGCGAGCCGAACGACGCGCCCACGGTTTCACCCATCATCGGCATGTAGGCGTCTCGACGCCAGACACGGCGGAAGCCAGCGATGTCTCCCCAACGTGAGGCGGCGTCGTTGCCATCAGGAAAAACACTGACAACCTCGACGCACTCGGTCGCGGTGAATAACCATTCGAACCCCTCGCGCATCAGGGTCAGCATGGGCTTTCCGCGTGCGCTTGGGAGGGCGGCGCTGTGAGCCTCATAGAGTCCCGCATCCAATCGTTTCAGGATGTAACCGCCATCGTGATTGGGGGTGAGCAGGCAAAAGTTCGCCGGATCGGTTACGATATTCGAGACATCCAATGGCCCGCAACCGTAGCCCATCCAGGGACGAACGGATGGGTGATTTGAAATCCTATTGAACGGGTCGGGATTTAGCGAGCGGATCATGTGACGGTTGTCCAAGTCGCACTGAGCACCACAACCGATGTAATCGAAGCGAGCGCCTGAAGGCTTGAACCGCCGACAATTCCCTGACCCGAGATGGGAAGCGTCTTTGTCTCACCAGGACCGATGATGAATGCGCTGGCCCCTGATGCATCGGTGATCAGCATGGTTGCATCAGCAGTTCCGGCTGGAGGCACGCGATAGACTGACACCGAACGAGCAGTTGTGTCGGTATTGCAGACAGTGGCTTTCAGGATCAGGAAGCTATCCGAAGGCCCAGACGTGATAATACTCGCGGCTGAAGCGGTAAGAACAATGTCAGCAGTGAAGAGAGCCATTTTTTATCTTATACCCAATTCACCTTCGGCCTCGAAAGTTAGAGATGTTCCCGCGCTCGCGCCACCGACCAGGAAGTCAGCCACGTCAAGTGTGAGTTGGCCATACCAGTCCACATAGGAGTTCGCGGCGATGCTGTTCGCGATGCCACCGAATTCCGTCCCGGCTGCATTCGCGCCTGTCGCGCCGATGTAGAGGGTATAAGTCACCGCGCCTGCCGTCTTGTTAACAATACGGAAGTGTTTGATGACGAAGTACAGGTTGGTAGACGTGCTCGGCATTCCCGTGCCGCCGGTTGTGGTGCCGGGATTTAGAATATTTGTCGTCAGGGTTGCAGACAAAGCAACAGGTCCAAACCTAACCAGCTTATTCGCGGCCATTTAAGTCAATCCTTTTGTGATTAGTAGCGTCCATATAGACTAACTACTGAGTTGTTCACGAAGTTACCGGCGGCGAGGAACACCTTTACAGAGGTAATAGCGGCCGTCGAGCGCCAGTTAAAAATCCCGGTCCATGCAGGCACGGTGGTTGTCGTGGTGCCGTTTTTACTGTTCTCCTGATAGTAGCCGGCCTTCTGGAAGGTTGTCCCCCGATAGTCGAGAATTGTCGCCTCGCCACCTCCAGCCACGTTTGCCGTAGCGGTGGCGGCCGGAAGCTGTCCTATGAAGATAGATGTGCCCGCCAGGGTGATACCGCCGCCCGCAGCAGCGGCTTGCCCTAAGACATGCTGCTCATCGTAGTTGGCCCCGGTATCTCCGTTAAATTGAAGGAGCAGATTGGAGTTGACGGCGGCTGTGTCGCCTCTACCTCGCACCACAACGCGAATATCTCGCCAAGTCGCGGGAATAGAAGAATAGGTGACGCTCGCTTGTGACCCGGCTGTCACAACTTCGGAGATCAAAGCTTCTGCGCTAATGGCCCCAGCTCCAATGCTCCCCGGAGCCTGGATATCCACCGTCATCTCTCGAAGGGTGATGGTGTTTGAGGCCGACGATGTGCCCCATTGAACGGTCACGGTCAGCGCTTGTGTGGCTGTGGTGTCGATAGAACCGATCGCGGCGGTATTGGTCAGATTGACAGAAAGGCCCGTCGTCGCTGCCGTGGCGAACTCCGCGTAACCCTGAGCCTCGATAGTTCCTGAAGCGCCGATAGCAGTGACGATCAGAGCGCCCTCGGCCCACCAGCCCGTATTGGTGAGACTTCCTATAGTGGTCAAAGAGCCTGTAGTCAGCAGGGTCGTTCCACCAGCCTTTAACTTCGCCACTAAGGTCGGCGGCGTGAGGGCTGTAGAATACAGGCCATATAGCTTGACGCGGATCACCGATCCCACGGCAAGCGTGTTCGCCGGAATCGTATAGGAGGACGTAAACGCCGTTTCCGCCGCCGTAGAGGCGACTGTGTTGCCTCCCGGAACCGTGCCGTCTTCGTACACCAAGGCTCCGGAAACGGCAGGGCTGGACCATACTAAGGCCGTGCCGTTGTTAGTGAAAATTGATCCCGCGACGCTCGCAGTAATATCCGCTCGGTTGGTGGCTACGTTCCCCGATACGCCAAGCACCGACAATCCTGTTCCTTGGCCGGGACCATATGCTGGCCCCATCGGGCCTTCCTCGCCATCCGCACCATCCGCGCCAAATGCGCCATTGGCCCCAGCGGCTCCCGTTGCACCCGTGGCTCCAGTCGCCCCAGGAAGCCCCGGAATCGGCATTCCTTCTTCGCCGTCGAGGCCATCGATCGCGAATCCCGGCGGTCCCGCTGGACCTGTCGCGCCCGTAGCGCCTGTCGCACCGGCAGTACCCGCAGCCCCAGGCGGACCTTGCGCGCCGTCGTCTCCATCCTCGCCTGAATAGCCTGGAGGACCGATGGGGCCTTGCGCGCCAGTCGCTCCCGTTGAGCCAGTGCCGGCTGGTCCTGGCGGTCCTGGAGGTCCATCCTGTCCGTCAAGCCCATCCTCACCAGGGGGACCGCGAAGGCCCGCCGCTCCAGGTGCGCCGTTGAGAGAGCCATCCAGAAAAGACAGCGCCACCAGCTCAAGCGCGCTCGATGAGCCGCCTCCTCCAGTTCCGCTGGATGCGAAGGCAAGTCGGCCATCCGCAAGCACAGTGATGTTGGCGTTGGTGTAACTGCCTGGCGTGACACCTGTTGGCGTGATTGCCGTTGTGGCAATGCCTGGGCCTATTGCGGTTACGGGACCGACAAGCTGGGTGATGCCATTGGCTGCGCTACGGGAGAAGCCCTGAAAGGTCCGAAACCAGGGCAGCGTGAAGTTATTATTTTCTAAGACCGGAAGGCGTATCGGAGGCAGGTTGGAAGGAAGATCGGCCATTTAGTATCTGGCCACGTTCCAAGTCGCGGCCTCACTGGTGAAGTTGACCGCTTCGGCTACCCAAAATTCAGCCAGGATTCCGGGTTGACTGATCATCCCGAGGGCTCGCCAGACAGCCTTGATCAGATACTCTCCGACTGCGCCGAGTTGACCGGACAGCCATGAGGTCCAAGTGCGACCTCCATCTTTGCTCATTCGCATCCGAACGATAGGATTGGGGGCTGACGAGTTACCGACACCTCGCACGCAGGCGAGTCCCATATTGTTGAGCCGCTTCTTGCCGTCCGTCGTCCAAATCGCCGCCGAGACGATCACTCCGAAGTCGGTTCCGTCGTCAGTGTGATTGGTCGGATCGAGCGTCCAGATTTTACCGTCCGTCGCCGAGCCGATGTAGATGGCGTTTCCCTCGCCAGCGCACGTGCCGCCTTTGAACAGCGATGGCTCGGATTGGAAAGGAACCTGTGAGCCCCATTGCGCCCATTCCTGAGTGGCGCAATCATACGCATAGCTCTCGTTGAGGCCCGGCAGGTTGATCACATAGAACCGATGGCCCTCAACCCCGCAGGTGAAGGCGGTCATCTGGTCGATTCCGGTTCCGGCTTGCCTGAGCGTATCGTCAATGAACGGCGTCGATATTTTCACTGGTACGGTCGAGGAGCGATAAACGCTCAGATCGTCCCCGACCCAGAACATCGCGTTATCGAGTTTAGTCACGACGCTGTTTTGAGCCGCCGTGCCCCGGATGTAGGTTCTTCCCTGAGAGAGCGCGAATGGCGCTGTCAGCGAGCCCGTGAAGTCCCAGAACTCCGTCGTGCGGGCGCCGACGAATAGAAGCTCCTCAGCGAGGGTGACAACCTCGATGATCGGGTCAGGCGAGGTCTCGGCGCTGGAGAAGTTCGCGGCGTTGATCAGCGTCGCGTCGCCAGTGTTGGAAAAGAAGAACTGGTTTGACCCAGCCACCGCATAGATGAAGATGTTGAAGAGGACCGTCACGCCTGAGAATGGCGGCAGCGTGGAGACGCCGTCATCGAAGAACCGCACCAGCGTCAGGGTTGCCCCGTTGTAGACGTACAGAGCCCCACCAGAGACGATAGCGAGCTGCGTGAGGTTGGCAGCCATCCGGGGTTGGAGGCCGTAGGGGATGGTTCCCAGGCTCGATGTGTTGCGATAGAGCGTTCCACCGGAAACGCTGAACAGATCGCCTCCGAACAGGCCAGGATCCTGAAACTGACGCAGGATCGGGCCTGAACCCACGGTGTGCCAAGCGGTGAGGCCGGGACGGGGGATGCGGGCGGAGTTGGTTGGCCCCTCTTTGGTAACTTCGGCATAAACATTAACGGCGCGAGTAGAAGGCAGGCCGACTCTCGGGCGGCCGTATGTGCCGACCGTAAAAGCCATAGTCGGCATTGACGGCTCCTAACGGTTGGTGAGTCCTGGAACCTTCGAAGCGCCAGTGCTAGAGCCTTTCAGTTCCACCTTGACGGTGCGCTTGGAAGCCGGCGCGGCCATGCCCATGGCGATGCCCTTGTGCATGTTGACGGCTTTGTTGGAACCCGGAGAACAACCGGGCGTGTTGAAGATGCTAGCATTGCTGGCCATGTCAGTCCTTCGGGGAAGCGTGGTGGTAGACGTGAACTTCCTTCAGCGTCTTGCCGTTGGAGCCGAAGCCTTCAGACGGCTTATCGGGATTGTCGGTCGGTCCATGCCCGTCGCGGTTCATCGCGCCGTTGCGGAAATAGATGCCTTGCTGGAGGGTGGTGATGCAGTCCATCGGCGAGCGCTTGGGCTCTTTGCCGACGTAGTCGCTGTATTTCGGGCGTTCGGCCATGCGAAGGGGTCCAATGTCGATGATGGACGACCCTTCGGGACGTAGGATGAGACTAGGCGTGTTCTAACCTTGGCGCAACTAGCGCCAGATGCGGGATTCTCCCGGCTTGCCGTATGGTCTGAGAAACAGACTGTTCGGCCGATCAAAGTCCATCAGCCGCTGAAGCAGCACGCCAGCGTGAACGGCGATGCGCTGGGCGGTCTGTGGGTCTGCGTTCGCCACAGCCTGGTCATCCATGAGACGATCCGCCAGATTGTAGACGATGGCCTCTGTCCACTCATCCGGGAAGTCCACCGTGTCGGTCGGAGCGTTGATGTCATCGACCGTGCGCCCGACCGTGGCGATGATTGTTCCGCCGAATGTGGGAATGGGCCATAGCCAGAGTGTCGAGGTCGTGTTCTGCTTATCGAACATGTAGACTGATGGCCCTGATGTCGTCTGCGATTCAGGATTTGGCAAGTTGAAAAAGTCTACATAGGAGAACGCCCCCATTGGCCGCTTGTATTCGTTAGGGCTTGGTGTCACAACCCATGACACTTGCTCAACACCCATGACGCGCGGAGTAATCAATACACTCTGAGCAAGGGCCGGAACTGTGATTGTTCGCTGCTCTTGCCTGTATAAATTTATTCCCCAAGCCTGGAGACCTTTCAGAAGCCCATTGAAGGCAAAGATACCTTGAGTCATTTGATCGTCGCTGGGAATCCATGGCGGCTCCAGATTTCCAAGCAGGCGGTACGCGCGCTGGATGCATTCCCCTGCATTTGGAGACCAAGAAATCGACATTAGAACACATAACCTTGGCCGGTTTGCCCACCCGAACAAGCGCATGGCCCTTCAGCGGTGGTCAGTGAGCCTGCATTGATGGAGAAGTTCCCTCCGGTCCCCTGGTTGGTCAGGAAGGCGCTGGCGGGGTCGCTGGGGCCACGGCGCAGGTATATAGGCGGGGGCGAACCTGTGGGGATTTCTCCATTGGTCCCGAGATCCACAGGACATGCGCCATCGTAGAATTTCGCGATGTCGGCCGGGGCGATGGTCGAGCCGGTGAGAATGTTGAGGCCCGGCATGACCCAGACTTCCATCATGTCGCCGGTGTACTCGTCCCCGAAGGTGTCGGTGGCGATGTAGAAGGGAAGGCCGGTCATGGTAAGGACGCCGGGAACCGAGCCGAAGGAATTTTTCGTGCCGGTCTTATCGACGCCGTCCACGATCATCGCACCGATCTTGCCAGAGGGCGAAGAGGAGGACATGTTCGCGCTTACGAGCCAATTGTGCCACGCACCATCGAAATAGTCAGGTTCGCTCATGCCAGTGAGTTGAAAGATATCCAGGCCGCCTGGTGAGCCGGTGGGATTGGCGAAGCTCATTTGCAGGACGCCGGCCGAGAGCCAGAGCGCCTTCATTGAGTAGCTATCGGGATTGCACTCTAGGAACGTCGCCTGAGTGTTGACTTGCGTCTGTCCGGCTTTGAACCACATCGAAACAGTGACAAGACTGGAGTCGGCCGAGGTCATCGAGGCGTTGACGAGGCTGGAGAGCCCGTCGAAATGCACGCCGCCAGGGCAGAACGTCCGCGCGACCATCAGAGCGTCACCTTCGATGCAGCCAGGGAGACCGTAACCCGCGTCACGGTCGAGGCGCTTCGGACATTATAGCGCAACGTCGAGCCTGCGGGAATTGCCACGGTCCAGCCTGTCAGGGTCAAGTCCTGATATTTCGTGGTCGCGGTTATCGTGGGATAGTTGCCTCCAACGATCGTATCGGCGACAGTCGGTGCATAGTTCGCGTAGGTGTCCACCCAGAGGTCGATTTCTATGCTCCCGACTTGATCGGCGAGTAGAGTCACTCCGGTCAACAGGCACGCAAACGGTATCCAATGGTCGCCAGCAACGCCTGCGACAATCGCTGAACCCGCTCCGTCGATCACATATGGGATGCAGGTGGCGAACATGTCGCCGGCCTCGATGTACATGGTCCCCACGCCGATGCGGTCGATCACAAAAGCGTCTGTGGAGTGAAGATCGGTGGCCTGGGTATAGCCCCTGATGACTGGCGTGAAGGGTCCTGCGGCCATCAGGTGTCAAACGGCGGATTGGCCGCTCCTGGGGGAATGGAGAAGTCGTCCGGGTCCGAGGTCGGAGCGGGAATCGGTCCCGTTCTCAGCGTTACGTCGTCCGCCACGATGTCTCGCAGCGGCGTGTCGGATGGGATCGGGTCCACGATCACCTGCTGTGGCGATATAGCGCCGGGTGGAGAGGCTTGGGCGTTGTTCGTAGGGTACAGGCCCGTCGTCGCCTCGATGCCGCCTGTGGTGCTCTGGAGGAAGCTGTCATCCATGAGGCGGTCGGGGTGGTCCTGCGGGGGGCGCGCATCGGGGAATGGGATACCCTCGGGGTAGACGTTGGGGGGCTGCATCTGCGGGGGGCGAAAATCCCTGCAAGCGGCATCAACTTTCAGTCCTGTCCATTCAGTGAGCATCTGGCTGCGCCTATACGTAAATCCGCACCGATCGCAGACAAACCATGCATTTCCAGAGATGTAAGTATCTGATCCCGCAAACTGTCTTGACGTTCCCTTCATGCCGCCACGCTCGCCTTACTGTGGCGCCGCAGGTAAGCAATAGCCTTGCGAAGACGGTCCTCGCTTTCACCGAACATGCCAATGCCCGTATTGCAACATGCGCAAAGAAGCGCGCGAACGACGCCAGTATCATGGTCATGATCAATTGAAAGGCGCTTCCCATTGGGATTTGTGCCGCCGCACATGTCGCACTTCCCGCCCTGCGTCTCATTCAGCGCGTCATAAGTCTCTGCCGTCAGTCCATATTGGCGCAGCCGCGTGCGATAAATTTTAGCAGCCATTTTCGCCGGATCGGTTCCGGTCGGCGTTCTCGCTTCTAACGAGCCCCTCTTGATCCATCGATCATAGTGGAGAGCGCACAAACCAATTGCGCGTGATGGCCGGCCGCAGTCCGCCACACTGCACTTCATGCTCTTGCGGTTCGGTTTTGGATGGCCCTTCCCGATCAGTCGCCATGCGAAATTGGATGGTCCTATTGGCTCGCGAGGATCGGCTGCGACCAGCGCACAGTTATCCGGACGCTCACCAACATCAGTAAGAAAACGATCAAAATCGTTCCACGCCGGATCATACCCGCCAATGCGCGCCCGAACCATACACCACTTATTATGTAGGGGATGGCCCTTCCGCCGACCACCATGCCAACGCGGGCGTTCGTGATTAACGTCGCCATGCACTTGAAGGCGCTGATAGTGCATACCGCACAGGCCGTGGCCGAAATGGCGCCTGCTGCATCCTTCGATGGAGCACGTTTTGCGGGGTGGTTTGTAATCGCTCATGTAGACGATCATATCAGAACCCCGCAGTTACGCCACTCCTCGCAACATGTGTCCGCCCATTCGGTATCGAAATCGTTGAATTTCTCTGGCTTTGCTGCCCACTAAGGCTAGCTCAGAAAAACAACAATGAAATCAAAGACCTGCGGTCCCGAACCATGAGCGCCAGTCTGCAACCGTAGGTACAAATCGTGCCGTACTCGCGCTTTTGGCGTTCTGAGTATCGAAGTCGTTGAACTTCTCAAGTTCAGGATCGCGGCGCCAGATGCTCAGCGTCCCCTTGTTCTTCTGCACGCTGGTGCGGACGAACCACGCCTGAGTAGTCTCGACACCCAGATAGGGGTTGACCACAGCCCCCATGGGCATCAGGCCCATCTGCTTGACGGCGTTGATGTCGTTGTTCGCGGTCGAAGTGCGCAGTTGGCTTTCCAGCACGCGGGTCGCATTGAACATGTCGGCGGCGCTGACCTGGATCATCTCGGGGCGCAGGTTGATCTGGAGGCCGCGCGAGTTCTGCGCCAGGTAGATGCGCTTGATCATGTCTTCCAGAGAGGCTTCCGAGAAGTTCGCATTCGTGGTCGGCAGGTTCGACTGCGTACCGGACTTGGTCGGGTGGCTGGCGCTGAACAGCGGTTGGCCATCGCCATAGTTGTAGGAGCCGGAAAAGCCGTTCAGGAAGATGTTGGCATGCACGAGTTCGATAGTCGTGTGCATCGAGAAGGCCAGAGATTCCGCTCGGGGCATCGAGACTTCGGTGTAGAGGTTGTCCTCAAGCTCCTCGCGGGTGACTTGATAGCCAAGGCCAATGACCGTAGGCGTGGCCAGCGTCGCGTAGCCCTCGCCGTCAACGTCGTAAGTGATCGGCGCGGATTCGGTCTTCGTGCGAGCCAGGCCAAAGCCGGTGGCCTCGATCAGACGCTCGGTGGCAAGCTCGCCCTCGACGCGGTCGAAGAACTGTGGCCAGACATCGGGGAACTGATCGTAGTTGAGACCGAACCATTCCAGCACACCGGGCCACAGGGCGTCGGGATGCGATGAGCGGGTGATAACAGCGGCCATGGGGCGTGCTCCTTAAGGGCTCGGGCTAGATGCCGGCCACAGCGAAACTGCGAACAGTCGATTGGTTGATCTTGACGATCCACTTGGAATGCGCCTGCGTGGAGCCGGCGATGTTGTCGATCTCGGGGAGAATCCCGACGACCTGCATCTGGTTGGACGCCGTAGTGGCGATGGTGGATACGTCCAATTGCCAGCCAGAGAGGCCGGTGTAGGCGCTGCCGGTTCCCGAGGCGAGATTGGCATTGCGGCCTACGATGGTCGCGACTGGATCGCCGCCGCCGTCGTCGGACTGGATGGAATAGAGCGCATCCGGGTCATCGCAGACCAGGACATAGTAGACCCCGGCGGCGTTGGCGGGCTTGTAGGCTGGGCCTGGCGTGCCCGAGAGGCCGAAGAAGCTGGGCGCCCATTGCGAACCGAGCTGCGCGGTTCCGACGCCAAGGAAACCACAGACAACGCCGGTGATCTTGCTTCCCGTCGCGCCAGTGGCGAGGTTGACACCGTTGACGCCGTTCACGTCGGCGGAAGCCGTGATCTTGATGACCGGATCGCCAACGAAGATCGCATTTGTGGTGGCTGTTGCGACCTTGTAGACGTTCAGAGACGCCCGAAAGTCCTTGGAGCCGTCGACTTGCAGGAGTTGCAGGCCGTATGCGGTTGATGGATTCGCCATTTATGCGGTCCTCGGGATGGGGCCACGGCGGCGTTCACCTGCGTGACCAAGTTGAGCGTCGGGGGTAGAGAAGAAGTTGGAGCGATCGACCGCTGAGCCTTCTGACTGTTCGATGCCCTCGGCATTATAGACGCGGCCGGCCATCATCGCCTCGCGCATCCGCACCATCTCTTCGTTGTCTTCGTTCCAGAAGTCGCGGCGCTTCTTGCAGAGATAGGCGTAGGTCGCGACGCCCTCTCGGGGCTGGTTGACGATCATCCTGACGCGGTCGGTGGACTCGCTGTCGGTCATCGCCGGGTCGAAACCTTCGCCAAGCTCTGAGGCGGTGACGAAATCATAGTCGTCAAGCTGGGTGGCGCGGCGCAGATTGCCGGGGGCGTCATCTATCCAGCGATAGACGTAGTTGGCCAGATCGAGGTCTTCGGGTTCGATGCAGTCGAGCTTGAACTGCGCCATGCGGTTGAGGGTGCCTGCGCGGCGGCGGCGGCGATGCGTCGCGACTTCCTGCGCGCGTGGGGGCCTGCCTCTACGTGGCGCCTCCTGAATCTGCTCGACCATGTGTCCTCATTCCTGATTGCGCCAGTACGAATTGGCGTAGCGTGTCTGTGCGGCGGCTTGGGCTTCGGCGGGGGTGATCACCTTGCCTTGCCTCGCCGCCTCGGTCTTGGCCGCGTCCTCGAACTTCCTGGCGAAGTACTTGCGAAACTGCGCCTGGTCGCCCGTGGGCACGTCACCGAAGCCCTTTTCCTTCACCTGCTGCTGCGTCGAGCCGTTTCTGTTGCCAGGCTGTACGGCGGGTGCGACGCGGCGGGAGTCGGAAAGCCGGACTTCCCTTGGCTCCTCGCGTTGTTCGGCTTGGCCGAAGTATTCGGGGAACCTGCGTTTGACTTTCGCTTCGGCGGCGGCGAGCTGTTCCGGTATGGAAAGGCCCGCCTGTGCTGAGCGGTTGATTTCCGTCGCCGCCATGTTCCGCGCGTCTGGATCATCATTGAACCACGCGTTGCGTCCCATCCACGCGAGCGTTTCGGGATGCGGCCCCGAAGCTGCGGCGTAGTCCCTTGCGGCGGCTACGCGCTCGTCCGGGGTCTCGGCGAGACGGACGCGATCCTCGGCCTCTGCCCTGGCTCTGCGCTGCGTCTCTTCGATGGCGTCTGACGCGGCCTGGGCTGTTCGGCGGTTTCGCTCTTTGAGCGATTCGAGTTCGCGGGGGGTTTGTTCGAGGAAGTCGGGCGCATCCACCCATTTGGCGGGATCGCGCTTCCAATCTTCCTTGGGCGTCCATCCCATGCGCTTTGCGACGGAACGGGCAAGGTCGAGTTCACCTTCGGAAACCTGACCAGTCCGGTAGGATTGCTCTTGTTCCTGGTTTTCGTCAAGTGGCGGTTCGCGCTCAATAGTATCAGCCTCTTCCGCTTTGCGGGCTCTAGGCATTGTGGACTCCATCTAGGATGCTTGGGTCTTTCGCAGCGGCGTCGGCAATTTCCGTCCAACCCGGAACCTTGACGACGGGGACCGGATGCGTGTCCAGCCACTTGTCCACCGCCGCGCCGATCATCGCCTTCGCCTCTTCCTGCGAGATATCCTCGGGGATGACCGCGCCGATGTCCTTGTCTTTCAGGATGCGATAAGTCTTGCCGTCGCGGCCGGTGAACTCCTTGCCGGCATAGCGGGCGATCCAGACGATCTGGCCGATCTGGGGCTTGAGTGACGGATCGGGCCACACCGCGAAGTCATAGGCCAGCGGGCTTTGGTCGATGATGCGGGCGACCTGTTGGGCTAGCTCCATGTCTTCCTTTGCGGTATCGGGAATAAAGATGGAGCCGATCTTGCCGGTTTCCTCGGTTGCTGAGGCTGGCGCGACGATGACGTTGTATTCCACAGGCCGAAGACCAGGGTTGCAGTCCGCTAGCTGGGGAACGAGATCAAGGCGGGCGTCGCCGATCTTGCCGAGGTTGGGGATGCTAGGCTTTTTGGGTGAGTTCAATGTATCGCTCCAGTCCGGTTTCCAGAAAGGCCATGTAGGCGTCAGCGGCGGCTTGATTGCGCGCCAATTCACTTTGTAGGCGCATAAAGGCGGCGGGATCATCGAGACGACGACCCCATGTCCGCCCCGTCCAGTCGTCGCGCTGCATCTCAGCAGCCCGAATGAAGCCAGCAGCCACAAATCGCGTCACTGGATGCAAACACCATGCGGCGAAGTCCTCGGGATGGGGAGCCTTGCTGTCAAAATCAGGCCTTGGACGCGGCGACGTATCGCGGGAGCGCATCAAGTCCGCCATCGAGGCATTGCCTTTGGCGAGACGCCTACGCGTTAGGACTTCCATTAGTCGACCCTTCGGGTTCTGGCGGTTGCAGATCGCCTTCCTGGTCTATCAGGTCAGCGATCTGGTGCATGGAGTGGGTATCGAGCGCAGTCTGGCCGATCTTGTGCATCGTGTCGGCGTGCGTCGAGGTTGTGTCAGCCTCGATCTTCTGCATCTCAGCGCCGGTCTTTGCGATCTGCGCGCCGACCTGTTGGACCTTCGCGCTCTTGAGTTGTGCGTCGGCTTGTTTGTCTTGAGCCTGAGCGACCATCATCGGGTTGGGCTGGACGGTACCCGTGTAGCGCTCGGAACGGTCAACATCAATTGCCTCCAGGAAGTCCGACACGATAGCCTGAGCGGGCGCCGGTTGCGTCATCCCGGCGGCTTGGCCAAGGGCTGAATCCGCCACTTGGAAGATCGTCTGGAACTTGGCAATCTTCTGCATCTTCGACACAACGGTCGGATCGGCGACAGGCTGGATGTCGGTTCCATCGCCTGAGAAGTCCTGGTCGAAGTCCCCGCCGGTTATCTCGTTGTATTCTTTCCTCTCAGCATCAGTTCCCCAGCGCTTGAGGCATTCGTACATCAGGCGGAACTCGTCCCGGAAGCCCCGATAGATGCGCTTGTAGATCGAGGAGAAGACCTGCAACGCCTGATTCTGGAGCGCGAGCGTCGTTCCAACCGGAGCGGTCGCAGGGCTATCTCCAGTGATCACATCCTTGATGCTGGCGATATCCTTGGCCGCCGATAGGAGTAGTTCCAGCATCTGCATGGTTACGGCCGATGGGTGCGGCAACGTGCGCTCCCAGATGGCTGTTCGCAGGTCCGTGCCCTGCGTGGAAAGCATCGGATATTCGCCAGGCCGGAAGAAGATCGAGCCCCCTTGGCCCGAGCCTTGCATCCGCACGCCAGAGCCGATGAAGCCGCCGCCCGCGATCTCGGCGGTGCCGGCGTCAATCAGTTGGTTGATGGCGGTGTCAACGCTGTCGGTGATGCTGTCGAGGAGCGCGCCGAGGCCAAGGCCATAGAACCGTCCCCTGGGATCAGGAAGGAACGTGAACCACGCAAATGGAAGCCAGCGGTTGATGCGGAGAACCTTGCCGGTGGCATCATCGATCATGATGTCGTCGGTGTTGAACGCGGGTTCGACGCGCATGGTCTGCTGCGTCTCTACATCCACGGTGACGATGTAGGGCTCTGCGAGGCCATCGCCGTCAAGATCGTCCAGCCGGTGTTGCTCGATGAACGTCCTAGGCTTCTCAGGATCATCCGAAACGCTGGGCAGGACGATATCCCGATAGAGGCCGGCGCGCTTGCGGTCCTCGATCTCGTATGGATAGACTGGGAAATCCTGCGTGATACGCGGACAGGTGTAGATCGACTGCGTGTCGTTGTGGACCGTAAGGCATGTCGAGGAGAGGAAGTCGCTCTTGAGGCCGCGCTCGCCGATATAGACCTTCTTCGCCCCTGAGCCGATCGCGGAGGCTTGCAGGAGTAGCAGATCGCTCTCCTCCTCCCATGAATCCATGCGGTAGAAGATCAGGAAGTTGAGATAGTGCTTCACACGCTCGGCGCGGGCGTTCTTGGCGTCCAGGGCGGCTGAGGCTTGCTGCGCCTGAGCCTGCATCTGCGCCATCGCCTGTTGGGCTTGTGCGGCCTGCTCTGGGCTTTGCGGTTGCGGCATGTCCTTGGCCGCTTCGGCGGGCTTCATGGCGGGCGGTGAGAACACCTTCACGCCCACGACCTTGTCGCCCTTGATCAGCTCGGGACCAGCACGGGCAACGAACTGGTTAACGGCCGTCGAGAGGATCGGATAGTTGATATCCGCCGCACCTTCCCAGACGGGATCGCGCTCGTCATCGCCGCTGTTCTGGGCGGCTAGGTTGAGGTAGCGTTCGGCGTTCTTGCGCCACTCTCCGCAGGAACCGGCATCCAGACGCCATTGGCGGACAGCGTCGGTCCCGAGCCTTTCGACCTGACCAGCTTCAAGGAGCGCTGAAACATCCCCGCCGGCACTCGCAAGTCGGTAGAGCAATACGAGATTGTCGTCGGCGTCTTCGTTGTCGTTGCCATATCCGTTCGCTTGGCTCCGCATTGAGGGTTGGTCGCGGGTGTCTATGTGAGCCATGGGCTCGGGGGTTGGAATGATCTGGCGGACCTGATGGCCAAGGATTTGAGCGTCGGCCATCAGGTAAATTCGCCTTCGAGCGCATAGAGAGAGCGGGGAAAGTGCTGTTTGGCTTGCTCATCGAGCCAGTCAGCAATGGCGGGGAAATCCTGAGGCAAGAAAGATGCTTCCGCGCGCCAGCCATTCAATTCGTCGCCAAGCTTCACATCCCAACCACCATCCCAGAACCATGAGATCGAGGCATTGATCTCGCTGTGATAGAGGTTGAAGATCACGTCCTGAAGATTGGCCTTCACTTCGACTTCCTCTTGACCGCATAGGCGATGGCCACACTCTGTTTCTGGCTCTTGCCCGCCGCCATTTCAGCCTTCACATTAGCTGAGAATGCGGCTTTGGACTTTGATTTCTTGAGCGGCATTAGAAGCAACTCGCATGATGGGTTACGAGATGCGAAAGAAGCAGAACGCCAAACACAACAAGCGCGCCTAGAGCGCCGTTAACCATCGCCTTCAATCGTGCCGGCCAAGTCATCAGTACCCGCTCCGTCGCATTTTGCGCTTCGGCTGCGCGGCTTGTTCGTTACGCTCGCGGATGGCTCTAACCCAATCCTGATAGGTGGGGGGAATGGGCTTCTCAGGGACGTACTTATTGAAGGCACGTTCCCATTCTGTGAGCGCCCGCTGCTCGTTCGTGGGTCGTTCGTCCTCGTAGTAGCCGCCGCAACTGCACTCACCAGCAGGATAGGCTGGCTCATTGTGAACCGCGCAATCGGACCAGTGCTTCATCTGGCCCATGGATCAATCCAGACGTAGGGATCACGTTCGCGCAGCATACCGCGCAGGGCGAGGATGCCGGGAACTAACATTCTAGGCAGCGAATGAATATCGTCGTCCGACATGTCGAAGACAACGCGTTCCATCTCAGCATTGGGGCTGTTATGAAGCCTGTAGAGACTGAGAACTTGTTGGGCGCGAGGCGTCACCTTGTCCAAGGATGGCGGCGGTTTCATGCCAACCAGATGCACGGGCTCGCCGGGATAAGGCGCGCGGCTTGCGTCTAGACGGCGCTCGATCGCCTTGTCAGCCTCAAACCATAGCCTGAAGCAGGCAACCACGAGCCAGATGAAGCTGAGCGGCGCTCCTATTGCCAGAAACAGCACGATCCAGTCGCCCATCAGTATCCTCCCCGCGTGCGACGCTTTGTCATGGGTTGGTTTTGAGCCATCATGTTTTCCGCGAAAGGCACGGCAAAGGTCAAGGCGGCCGCATCGCCTAGGTCTGGAGACGCGCCGAGACGTTCCTTGATCTTTTCCTTGGGCTCGATGATCAACTCGTGTGTCGTTGGAGAATTGCGCGTTTGGCCCGGTCCCCACTGAGGAGCGGTGATATCGGCGTGGAGACCGTCATCATCGGGGATTTTAACACCACCAGGCGTCACAAACCAGAAGCGAAATACGTCCCACATCTCGGCGCGACGATTGGCGTAAAGCTCATCTCCGGTAGGTCCGCAACCTACAGGACTTGAACCGAAGTTGACTGCGTTGCAGATACGCTCGTGACCATGATTGACAAGCCATGCATAGAGCGCAGCGCCGAAGCCTTCGGATGTGTCGATGTTCACCGCGTCAGGACGGACACGATTGATCACGGCCGCGACACGAGCGCCAACATATTCAACGTCAGGGCTCGGCTCCCAGCGCTCGCAGATGCGTTCGCCTAAGACGCGGCCACACCGATCGATGATGCCGAGCTTGTCGCGCTGTGCTGCGGGATCAATACCGAGAATGATGGGGCCACGCCCCAGGATGGTTGTTTCCGGGTGTCTGGCCTTTAGAACGAATGAAGCCTCAATGAAGCTGTTGCCGCTGGACTGGAACGCCTCATCGAACGTCGAGGGATATTCCTGCTTGAACTTCCAACAGGGCTTGTCCTCGTCAGCGTTGATGGACTGAGCGAGTTCGCGGTTTTTGATGAACGCCCAATAGAGTTGTTCCCACTGGAGCTTGTGAATCTGGCCGTAGGAGAGCCATTCCTTCGATGGCGTCCAGGTTGATGGACATGGGCGCTCATAGTCCTCTGACCAGAACCACGGGATGAAGATCAGCTCGTATTCGTTGGCTCCCCGAACGCTCGCCATAGCGAGGCGGTGGAAAAGGTTTCCAACACCGTTCGCGGTGGATTCGAGTATGATCTCAGTCCCTGGAGCGTCGCCCACTGTTTGAAATACGCCAGCGATGTGATCCTCTGCATTCGGCCAGTAAGCCACCTCCGATCCATGAAAGAGCTGGAACGTAGCTGAGCGGCCAATGCCTTTGGTTCCGGCTGTTGCGACCTGGTAACCGACGCCATTGTCTGAGAACGCGAGTTCCTTCGCATTGGCGGTTTTGGTTGGAGGTCGCAGGCCATCGGGCATTCCATCGTGATAGCGCTGGGCGATGCCGAAGATGTTTTCGGTCGCCGGCTGTTCGTGGGTGAGGATAAAGATTTGCAGGGCATTCTTCGCGCCCCAGCCTCGATGATAGTAGCGGGCTTCGAGGTAGGTTGAACATCCGCCTTGACGACCTTTGACGACGATGGCGCGGACCTTACCTGTATTGCGCCGCTGGGCTTCCAGCTTCTCATGCAGGTGCCGCTGGAGGCGGTTCATATGCAGGCGTTCGATCGCGCCGGTTTTGGTCCTGATGTTGAGGGTGTTGCGGGCGAAGAAATCGAAGTCGTCGCGGAGGCGAACGATCTGAGCGTCTACGGGATCGACATAATCGTATGCGGCGCTCATCGCCGTCGTATCCCTGTCCGCATAGCGCGGTGCGCAGCGGCGATTTGCTCAGCTAACGTGGCGTCTGAAGAACATCCGAGTGCCGTTGCGGCGCGCTTAGCATAGGTGCGGTACTTATCGCCTAAGCGCGTCGCGACAATGGTATTCCAGTCCCAGTCATCAGCACAAATCGCAGCGGCGAGTTCATCATAGTCATGCTGGACGATTTCGCTCATACGGCAGCCTCGATAGCCGAGACGAATTGAGCATGCTCTGAAGAGCCAATACGCACGGTCTTTTGCCGAATGTACATCCAGTTATGTGACCGAAACTCCCGCGTTTCCAGCATCACCCGTTGGCCATCAATTTCCCAAAGCGTGGCGGCTCCTGTCGAGGATGATAGTCTCAGCGGATAGAGACTGATGCGGACGCTCATTTCATTTCCAGCAGCTTGGAGCGGATGTCGAGCGTGCCTTTGACGTTGGCTTCAATGCTGGAGAGGCGGGGATGAACGTAAGGCGCTGCGTTCTGAGCGGCCCATTTGCGGTCAGCGTCCGAAGCCTCTGGCGACTCAAGAACCATCAGCATGTATTGCAGCGGCGTGAGATTCGAGGCGGCAATAAGCTCCTCGCGGATTTTGGTCGCCTTGTTGGGCGTTCCTTTTGAGCGGCCGCCGCGTCGTTCACCAGGCTTTGCCCCGCGCGCCAATTTTTCCTACTCACGTATCTAATTTTGTAATCCGCCTCATGAACCTAGCGCACCACTAGAGATTGGGCAATGTGGCTTTGCGTGGTTACGCAGGCGTGCGATGGTTACACATGGTTACGGCTCCGAAGTGCAAGGTCTGCGGCGAGGCTCATTGGGGCTTGTCGCATATCTGGAAGGGGAAAGTCGCGCCTCCTGAGAACGATGCGGTTGATGTTGACTTGCCTCCCGCTGTGACGCGCCCTGCGATTGCCGAACTCAAAACGATGATAGAGGAGGCGTCGTCAAAGGCTATTCGTGATCGAGCGGCTTACATGCGGGAGTATCGTGCGTCTAAGCGTCTCTCCGCGCGACATGCAAGCCCTTCGCCTCCAAAATAGCTCTGATCAATCCATCGCCATGGACGTTGACCTTGTAGTCGGCGTGATGGATTTGCACGCAGGCGTCCTGTGCTTCCGCCGCCCATGTCCTTGAAGTCTTGAACCATCTTCCGCCTTGGAAGTCTCCGGTTGGCTGTGGAATGGGCTTTCGAGAGGCGATCCAAAGGGCGATGGCTTGAATGCGATGCGCGAGCCAGCTCATGGAGCGTTCAAGGCGCGTTGCGGGTCTGGCGGGAATTTCGATCTGCTCAGCGCCTACGGCAAGGTCAATCGTGGTCTCAGCGGGATATTCTGCCAGGCACGGCTCCGACGCGTGATGGATCATCCCTTCATGGCACGCATCCCAGCCGTAAGTATCGAACTCGCGATAGCCGAACGCCTGGTGCATGAGCTGCATGGCTACAAGAGTCACTGATGACGCACAGGCGACGCTGCGCAGGCTTTCTGGGATCGGATGATCGTCTATGTGCCAGAGCCTGACATCGCGGCCCTGGAGCTTCTGGAAGACGCTAGGGTGGCATTTGGAGGCGACGAGATAGATGATTCCATGTGGCGGATCGGCGGGCAGGAAGTCGGCGACGATGGCTTGCGGATCACACGCGGCCCAATAGGTCGGAAGACGGCCGCTGTTGAAGAACAAATTGATCGCGCCGTTGAGGGCAAGTGTCTCGCCGTGAAGTGGAGCGTTGATGGCCGAGGGACCATTGGCGATGATGGTGAGTTTGCGGATCGGCTCGGCATCGGCTTCGGGCAGGCCAAGCGAGAGGGCGTGCGCGATATGGGCGTTGACCGTATCGGCGTCGTGGGGCGTGTGGATATCGAATCCGACGCGGGCGAGGTTCATTTAAGCGCCGACGAGCGTGGCCCATGTGGTGAGGTCTTTTGCGACATAGAGTTCGCCTTTGAAGCCGGCTTGGACAACGGCGGTGTTGGTCGCGGAAGTTTTGATCTTGTCGCCGCTGAACGGGTAAATTTTGCAGCCCTGCGTCGCCAGGCTCATGACATAAACCATCTTGCCCGTCGCGGCCGCGGGGAGCTTCGCGCCTCTCGCGGAGGCGGTGCAGACCGTGATGATGGCGAGCGAGCCAGTAATGGCCGTAGCCGCGCCTTGGGTGGCGCCGGCGGCCGTGATCAGTTGCGGGACCAGGCTGGTGGTCGTGCCACCTGAAATCGACCCAGTGACGTTGCCTGTGAGGTTTCCCACAAACCCAGTCGTTGCGGTGATCGTGGCGGCGGTTACGGTGTTGGAGACAACCGACCCGTCGCCTGCGTCATTGGTGAAGGAAGTCATATCGCGAGCCTTTCGCGGTCAGTTGATGGCTCGCTTCGCGAGATAGTTCGGCAACGCTATGCAGCGGCGGTTAACGAATGTTGTACCGGAATCCTTGCTCGGCCTTCGGGGGTGAGTCGGTAGCCTACGCCGTGAACGGTGGCGATGGCGTTGAAGCCAAGGGCTCGGCGGATGTGGCTGACGTAGACATCCAGTTTCTTGTAGTCCTCGCCGCCGTTTGGATGGGGTAGGGATTGCCAGATGTAGTCTCGATTGAGTAGGCGTCCGTTGCAGTCCATGAGGGTTATCAGCAGGCGAGCGGCCTGGGGCGGAATGTGCAGGACGCCGACGAACATCCCTATGCGATCTTGATCGTGGACGAGGCCCAGATCGCTTTTCATGAGGGCGTTGTCTTCCTCAAGGGCGGCGATGCGCTTTTCAAGGTTGGCGATGGTCTGGTGATAATTGTCTGTCATGTGGCCCGCTCAGGTAACCGTGTTTTGGGAGGGTGTGCAAGGGGTTAGCTCATCCCGGAGTCAGCCCGTCTTGGTCGTAAGAGGGCTCCCATCGGGGAGAGGGCCTAGCCCACGTACTTGTAGTCGGGGCGGTCGGGATGACCAAACGGAAGCGGCTTGAGCAGCGTCAGGCCGTGGTCTGTGATGATTTTCTTCGCCCATGTGTGCTCCGCCAAGCGCCGATAGGCGGTGACCGTGTGCGGCGTCAGTGTGCTCGCGGTCTGCTTGGCCCCTGATAGGTAGCTATCCGCGAACTCCGGCCGGATGTCCTTGGCCATGGCGTTCCAGAGGCTCTCCGAGACGGTTAGCGGGAGTTGCGGGCCGTTCATGCCGGCAGTCCGCAGCGGCGGCGCAGACCTTGGAGCATCAGCATCCTGGGCGCGCTGAGCAAGTCGCACTGTTCGATCACGTCAGCCAGCGTCGGAAACCACTTGGACGATGTAGCGAGGCGGTAGCAAGCCTCTTTCGCCACATCGGCGGGGTATCGGGTCAGGGCGCCGGAATAGACGCCTAGCGCCAGCCTGTGGTTCGCCTCCGTCTTGCGCCCGCCCGCCGTCGCCACTTGCAGGATCGCCAGCCATTCCTCCGCTTGGTCCTTGGTCGGGCCGATGCTTGCGCCCTCGACCTTGGCAAGCGCGGCCTGCATGTTCTCCGCCGGGCCTGAGACATTGCAGCCGGCGACGACTTCGCGATATCCGCCCTCGACCGGAAAGCGCAGCTCAGTGACCGGCACGACTTCGACGCTCAGCGATGATGTCAACGAAGCTCGTAATGCCCTGTCCGTTTCCTCCGGGCGGCGACCCATTACCCATTCGCGCTTGGCGTTGTCGCTTTCGGTCAGCGATCTCCCTGATTCGGTTTCGCCAAGTGAGCGACCAGTTGCCTCGACAGCTCTTTGAGCCTGAGAGAGAGCGCCAGTAATCGCGGAACTCATCGGTTGCACGTTTTATCTCCTCGGTTGTCAGGCCCTCCGTCAGGGCGAATTGCTCATCGGTTTCGGTCGGTATCCATTCGTCGGAAAGGCGCGAGCCTTTCGATAACTTTCTTTCTTCCTTTCCAGATATCTCTGTAAGAGGAGTTATATCCTTCACACGCGCGAGGACCGATGTGTCCGGTAGATTTCCGGTAGACATTCCACCGGACGTGTCCGCGTTTTGTCTACCGGACTTTCCACCGGACTTCCGCATTTCGGCCTTCCGGTTGCGGTCATATTCGCGCCGTTTGGTGAGCGTATCGGGCACGCCTCCAGCGTCGATCAGCTCGCAAATCTCAGCTATGTCGGCGGCCGAAATTCCAAGGTCCGCCATCTTACGAATTGCTGTGGCCGGAACGCTCATGCGGCCTCCGGTTCGCAGAGAAGGCCGCATTCAACGTCGTAGTCATCGGCGGCGAGGTTATCGAACAGGTCGGGCGTGCGATGGGCTTCCGCGACCAAATCGGCCACGCTGTCTCGACGGTCGAAGGTATGGCCCAACCGGGTTTCAGCGGCGGCCCACCAGCGCGGAACGTCCGGGCGACGGCGGGCGCGGGCCAAGCGCACGCGCTTGCCGGTCGCAAAGCAGAAATCGCAGTTGCCTTCCCACGGCTCCAGCTCGAGATCGAAGTCCTGGGCCGCCCAAAAGGCCATCACGTCGGCCTTGACTACCTTGGCCTTGGACAAGGGTGCGATGCAGTGGCGCCCGTCCTTCTCATTGCGGGCGTACATCTTGAGCAGCCGATGGCCTTCGTCGTCGCGCAGACCGATGGCTTCCTGATACGAACCCGGCTCCCAGCCGAGCGAGGCGGCATAGGCCATCATCGGCAAGACTTTGAGTTCACCCGTACACCAGCGGGCCTGCCAGTCGGGGACGGCGCTTTTCTCGTCTAGGAGGGCGTCGAAGGGCTGGCCAGCGCGGCTGGCGCTGTTGTATCCGGTAATGTGCAGAACGCCGCGTGGCCCCCGTTCCAGCCAGACGATGGGTGCGCCCCAGCGCACACCACACTCGTGGACGAAGCGCAGGGTTTCGGGTAGCTCCTTGCCGGTGTTGGCGAAGGTTACGCGCACGTCATCCGGCAACGTCCCGCCGTGGGCCTGGATGATCTGGTGCAGCATGTAGGCGCTAGTCCGCCCACCGGAGAAGCTGATCAGCGCCGGTCCCTGAATGAGGTAGGGATTGAAACTGTCGCGCGGTACGGTTAGTTTATCGGCAGTCATTGGCGCAACCTCCCTCGGTCGCCGGTGGCCTGGGCGGGTTGAGGATGGGAGTCCTCCCCGCCCGCTCACTTTCCACCGTTTCGGAGCGCGCCGCAAGCCCCTCGCAGAGCCCTAAACCGCCCTCACCAGCCCAGCCTCATAAGCCCCACGTATATACGCCCGGATCATTGAGATTCAGATCGCGCCAAGTGAGTCCGAGCGCCGTATAAAACCGTGGCATGATCACGGCCTCCAAGATAGCGGCCGATCTGGTTAAGAGAGAAGCCTGCCTCCCTCATTAGCCACATGGCCTCTTGCCGGGGCCAGGAGACGGCTCTGGCGGCTTTGGGGCCTTTCAGCGCCTCAACGGTCACGCCGTGCTTCGCGGCCGTCTCCGACGTGATCTCAGCCATCGTGTTGGGCCAGGGGATCAAGCCGTGCCAGAGTGAAAGCGCCTGGCGCATCACGTCTTCTCCCCCAGCCTGCGCCAAGCTGCTACGTCAGGCTGGTTGACCTCCAGCCGCTTGTCTGGATCGGCGTACAAAAACGTGAGACGTTGGCGCAGGTCCAGCCTCCAGGAGTGCATCAGCCAATCGTGCGCCGCTCCGCGCATGTGCCAGTCGTAGTAGGTCATGCGGCCTCCGTCATCGGAAACCAGGTTTTCCCGATCCAATGGGCGAGGGTGAACGGTATCTTGGCGATCTTGGCGGAAGCGGCCTTGCGGCGCGGCGAGCCATGCGAACCAGCGGCGCTCACAGGATCGCGCGCCCATGCGCCGGTCCCCTTTTTGAACCAGGCGTAGCCAGCGCCCTTGCGGCCATCGGAGGGCGCAAAGGCGTCATCGAATGCCCTAACGTCCCTATGCTCGGCGGCGTTGGTCAGGTGCGGCGTGGAACGTGCGCCGGTTCGAATGTGCGGAATGTCGCCGTTCGTCTTGCGACCATCGCGCGCGTTGTTGAGCGCCCCCGGCGAGCCATCGGGATTCAGACCGAACCAGCTGCCGCCGTCGACATTCTTCATGGTGCGCTGAACGATCGGCATGAGCGCCGGCACGTCGCCATACAGATAGTAACTCCCGAAATTCGCTCTCGCCCTGCCTACCCACCGCTGAGCGCCCCTGACATTTTCCACGACCATCGGAATGTGTCGGCCAGCAGCCTCGCTGGCTTCGCGCTGAATCCTAAACTGAGCGTCAAAGAGTTCATTCAACTGGACTTGGCGCGAGGGTTCTTCCTCATACCAAGCGGCAAGTGCTTTCGCGCGTTGCCAGGGCATAGCCATATACGAATACTTGGTGCATGGACTCGACCCGACAAGCAATTGCGCGTCCTTAAACTGGCTACCATGAAGCGTCCGAACGTCTTGGATCACGAGGCTGAAATGCTCAGGCATTGGCTCGTTGAGAACCTCGAACATGTTTTCGAGATCGAAGCCGACCGAGCGCCAACCCGCAGCGACTAAGCCGGCAGACCAACCGCCGAGTCCCACGAACAAATCTATAGCCAGCGGTCTCATAGGTGCGCCCACTTCAGATCATTCGCGATCTTCCAAGCCGCCGTGTAGGAGATGCCAAACTGACGAGCGACGACACGCTGCTTAATGCCAGCCCTCAGGAGGCGCTTTGCCTCGCGCGCTTGGCTATCTGTCAACTTGGCGCCACCGTTGGCTGCGCCCACGTTCTGCGAGATACCCATCTTCGCGCTAGACATATGCGCCTTAGTCTCAGCAGTGTGGCGCTTGCCTAGACGGCCAGCACGAAGGCGCGCTCTAGTCTCGTCTGAGCGCTTGATCCCCAAGTTGCCTTCGCCGCCAGGCGACAAGTTGTAGCCATGCGGCTTGAGCGTCTCATGCTGCTCGATGAGCATCCGTTCAGCAATACAGAGGTCGGTCCACGAAAACGCGCTGAAGATCGGCTCGATGGCGAATTGATCGGCCCCGTATTTGCGGATCGCCGCCCCAAGCGCACTCCTCTTCGGGCGAAGTAGCGCATCGGAGATATGCTCCTTCCATCGTTGACGAAGCGTGCGGCCAGTGATCCCGACGTACTGTCGACCATTCACACGGCAGGTGATGAGGTAGGCCAGGCCTGAGAAAAGATCGACGGCGAGCGGCCTCACGCAGCACGCTTCTGCTTCGGCGGAACCACCGCGAGACGCCGATGCGCCTGGCAATAGACACCATCGGTCGGCGCTCCGCAAAACGTGTACTCCGTCGTATAGCCCGTAGGCCACTTACACATGTGCGGACGGAGCTCGGTAAGGCGGAGATTGAGCGAGTAGTGAGGCGGTTGGCTTTCCATGATGACGAGCTCTGGTTTCTGGGCTTTGATCTTCGGAGGCTTGGGCTTAGCGTGGGCCTTGGGCTTGTGAAAGCGGCCGCCAGTGAGACGGCGCAGATTAGACCGGCGGTCAGGATCGGAGCGCGTACAGCCGAGCCTGGAAAGCCTCCCAATCACCGCATTCCGCGTGCGACCGTTGACCTTCGCGATCTCGCTTGCGGTCCTGCCGGATTCCCACAGGGCCTTTGCGGTATGATCTTCGGAAGGAAGCCAGGAGGTCATTTATTCATCCCGGCGTCGCCCATCTCAGTCGCAAGAGGGCTCCTGTCGGATAGAGGACGCGGCGAGAATAGCGTGGGCTCGGTAGCAGCCTCGTTGAGCCAAAGCACTTCAGTTCGCGGCCTAGCGCCATCGGCCAGGGCCTCACGCTCGATGCGTCTCCATCCCCTCAGCGTATCATCGTATAGCGGATGCGGGTAACCGGAGATGACTACCTTTCCCAGCACTGTGCCCAAATAGGCCAGCAACGCCCCGTGGTCAGCGTCGTCCATTTCATGGGTGTAGTTCTTCCGCGCCGAGTTTTGTGGCTTTGACCGAGTTGAATGCACATAGGGCGGGTCGACATAGAATAGCGTCTCCGCCGTGTCATTCTGTCGCATCACTTCAATCGCTGGACGGTTCTCGATGACGACGCCTGACAAGCGCCGGATGATCGCCTCAAGGTGATCAGGATAGTTCACCCAATCGTGCGCCGGCGTCGTACCCAAACGGGTACTTGTCGCGCGAAAGCCTGTCGGCCGCGCGCCGTTATGCCCGTCAGAGCCAAAACCCATGAATGATCGGATAACCAGCCGTCTGGCGCGCTCGATGGGATCGCTCGTCTTCTTGTAAGCCAATGCAAACTCGGTGCGAGCGTATGGTGTCAATCGAAGACTGGCGACGAGATCGGCAGCGCGTGGACCGCGCAGAACTTCGAACATACTCACAACGTCATCGTCCAGGTCGTTGTAAACCTCAGCATAGGAGCGCGACTTGCGGAGCAACACCGAGGCAGCGCCCCCATAGGGCTCGACGTAGACGCGATGAGGCGGCAGGTTTTCGATGATCCACGGCGCCAATAACCACTTGCCACCGTGCCACCGCAGGACCGGGCGAGCAGGCTTGGCGCTCATGCTCGTCCATGTACGTTTATGCACAGTCGGCCTCCTGGAAAAGAGAGCCGTCACGGATTCCAACTTGGTCTCCCCAGGATTCCCATCCAGGGCGACGAGAACGCGCAAAAAGTTCAAGCCGAGGCCCGCCAACCAGCGCCTCAATGTGTTCGTATTGCCTGTCAGGCTTGGCTGAGTGGGCGCCGCGCGGGCAGTGGATGATCTGCTCCACGCCCTTGCTCAGGCGCTTGGGCGAGCCCCTGGTGAACAGCCAGCATTGCTCGGTCTGCTTACGGGTCCAGTAGCCCATGCCGACGTGTGGATAGCCGCCGAGCTTGGACTTGACCCAGACGAACGCGCAGGTTTTGAACTCGAAGCCCCAGGCCCGCCCCAGATCGAGTGCTTCAGCCATATGCGAATCGACCACCCACATGAACAGCGCGCAGTCGGGCGCCGCCACCTCGCCGACAGGCAGGTTGCACAGGTCGGCAGTGGCGGTGACCGCATAATGATCCTCGCCGAGCGTCGGCAACGATGTCGCGCCACTCCAGCCAGCGAACGCCCACGGCGGGTCCGCAAGCAGACAGGCAAAGCCGCTAGGCGTAGTGGGAAGCGGGTTCATGCCAGCGCCGCCATAAACGGAAAGCCATCAATCGCGGCATATCGACTGCGCTTGAAATTGCCCGGAAACGTGTAGCCGATCGGATAAAGTGAAACTGTCTGGCTGACGGCCCGAACGGGCAAATACGCCACTGTTCGGCTGTCCAGCGCGACCAGCGCCAGCACATCGCAATGCTCCGTCGAAAGGCGCGCACCTTTGCCGTCACGTCCCCGCCGCCGGACATGGTAGACATAGACCATGTTCGGACAGCGGCCTTTAGCGTTGCCGTTTTTGGGCTTGAGCGTGGATTTGACCTGGACGCGCACAAACCTATCACCAAGATCCACCATCACGTCATACGGGAGCCCCTGATCCGTGAGAAATGCTCGATAACCTGCGAGCATCAGATCGGCACAAACCAGATGTTCCGCCGCTTTCCCGATTTCGAGGGAGTCGGTGGCCAGGATGCAACCGAACGGGCCTTGCGGGAGGGGCGCGGCGGCAATCATTTCGGTTCTTCAATGTTGCCCGGTTGCGGTATATTGGGGTCTGTCGGATCACGTTCACCCTCCGGCGCAGGCTGCGCCGGAATCCCGACAATACGAGCGATCAGAATCTCATTGAGAGACTGAGTTCTCTCGGGTTGCCGAAACGGTAAAATGTTGGACACGTCTTTCATGCCGACCGCGCCTCTATGCGAGCATCTGGGCTAGTCCGGGCTGAACAAACAACTTGAGACGACGGAGCCACCTTGGGAGAGACTCCGCCGCCTCTGGCGATAAGGAGGGGATGACTCCAGATCGCCTCACGCTCCAGGCTAGGGGGCAACCCTGAGCATGTTTTGGGGGGATGACCGGGGAACTGGCGGGAACACAAGCCCCCCGGTCCACGCATCACCAGCTGTGGGGCAAAAGGTGTGCGTGTTTGGGAAATGATTGATTGCCCCCGGAGCATGTCAGGGCTCTCCGAGGATATGATCGATGGCGGCGGTAAACGCCAGCCCAGCTTCGGTGTCGCTGATGTAATCCCCAAGTCTGATGCCATCGGGCCAATCGTTTTCGCGACGGTCCAGCATGGCTTCGATCATCCCATCGCTTGGCTCTCGCATGGCCGCCAAAATGGCGCGGACAATGGCGTGAGCGCCAGCCTCATCCAGCTCGACCGTCTGGCCATCCGCCAGAATCTTGCCGTCGAACGTCATCGGCTCCAGCGTCTTGGCTAGACGATAAAGTTCTGTCGCGGGGCGGTCCTTTACCGCATCGGTGTCGGCTGGGTGATCCGCTGTATGAACCATTAGAACGCCCGCCTTTCACGCTGGCGAGCCCAGAGGTCTTCAATACCTTTCAGCGCAAGAGCCAGACAGCATATCGCAGCAATCACGATGCCAGAGCAGATGGCGGAGAGGATGAGGTTGTAGACGACGGGGTTCATGCGACTAGGCTTTCCTCAAGCTTCTCAAGTGCAGCATCCAGCAAGGGCGGCAGTTTGGCGACCGCTCCCATTTCCCAGTTCTGATAGGTGCGATATTTTACCCCGAGGGCAGCGGCCGCGCCTCGCTGCGTGAGCCTTAGCGCCTGGCGTCGTTCTCTGAGCTGGTCGGATGTCATGGTGAGACGTTGCCACGAAAGAAAAATGCGAGCAAGCACCAAATAAGTGTTGCACCAGTTTTGCGTATGTGGTTTCTAGTCATTGCCGAGCCGGGGCGGCTTCCCCGGCGCTCTTGGGAGGCTTTAGGCGAGGCCGCTGGGGATGTAACTCCTTAGCCGGATCGGGCGTAACCCCGGAAAGGCCAGCGACCTCACCTAAACCCTTCTACCCTCATCAAGACGGAGACGAACCGATGACCCGCTCCAAGCTCATTCACATGCGTCTGTCAGTCCACAAGGCGCTGACCGATCAATACGTCTGCAACCAGATGATGCCTGACGATGCGAGCAAGAACGCGTTCGCCGTCGTGCGGGCCATGAAACCAGCCGCGCTGCTCCGCTACTATGAGACGGGGCGCTGATGTCCGTCACCAGTCTTCTGGAAACGCTGCGTTGCGCTGTGGCTCACCTTGAGGCCGAAGCCAATCCAGAGATCGCTGCCGATATGTTCGGCGGCGAGCCAGACCCCGTCCGCGCCATGGCGATCAACCGCAATGACGTTCTCAATATGCTCGATGTGGCGATCTCGATGATCGAAGCCATCCCGTCAGAGGACGCCCAATGACCGACACCCCCAAGCAACACCGAGGCTTCGCCCTTCTCTCTCCAGAGGCCCGCCGCAAGGTCGCCTCCATGGGCGGACATAGCGTCAAGCCTGAGAACCGCGCCTATTCACGCTGGCCGCTGCTGGCGTCAGAGGCAGGCCGCAAGGGTGGTTCGCGTAGGCCCACGGCACGTCAGACAGAAACCGCCTAACCCCTTCAACCCACCCGATGAGGCATCCATGACCACCGCGACCACCGCCGCCGAAGCTTTCGACCGATACCAGCATGCCTATGACGTTGGCGCTCTGGTTCAGGGTTCCTGGCATGAACGCAATGGCAAGGACTTGGCCTGCGCGCTAGGCGTAATCGGCGATGAGGTCAACGGTGTCTCCGACTGTCCCGCTGAGGTCATGCCGCGCTGGTTGGCGCAGCAAACGGTCTGGTTCTTCGACGGCCAATCCTTCGATGACGCAAAGACGTGGGGCCTCGCCTTCTACGCTGAATTGAAGCGGCTGGGTGGCAAGGTTCCGTTCTCCGTCATCCATGACTGGCAGGCCAATGTCGTCGGTCCACTCGCCATCAAGACCGCCGAGAAACAGTCCCGCGACAAAGCCGCGCACGAAGCCCTGATGACCATGCAGGCCAAGGCGCTCGGCGGCGAGAAGTTCACGGCCGACCAGTGGCGCCCTATCCTGAAAGCGGCGTTCCTTGACATCTACAAGTGGCGCTATCGCGCCTACGCCGACGCCGACGCCGACGCCTACGCCTACGCCTACGCCTACGCCGACGCCTACGCCTACGCCAACGCCTACGCCAACGCCTACGCCAACGCCAACGCCAACGCCTACGCCA